GATACTAGAGGATACTCTATGTCCTTGTTGCGGCAAGTCTTTTGCCCGTTTGTTTTTTGCTGCGAGACATTCGGACTGTAGGTTATAATCGTCAGTATCGAAAAACTCTTGTTTCATGATTGTATCCTTTTTGTTGTTTTTCTCTCGGGTTTTTTTCTTTTTTTCTCAGCCAAAACCGCCAGGTAGAAGCATTTTTCAATCGGCAAATTATACTCTTTTGATTGTCCTTTTAACCGTAAACCAATCAGTTTAGGTTTTATGGTTACTACAATCGGCCTATATTTGCCAACTTCAAACATTTCTGCTTCTGTTTCCCGTGTTACGTTTTTTTTGGTTTTTGTCATTTTTTCACCTCGAAAAAATGCTTTACAGTAAACCCGATTCACTCTTCAAATAACTGATAGTCTCAATACATACTATCCTTGTCGATTTTTCCGCAATCGACCGATTTTTTTCCGGCGATTTTTTTCGCCGCTAATTATTATACGCTTCGCATTTTTTTTGTTCAAGATTTTTTTTGGTTTTTTTTTTCGATTTTTTCAAAATTTTTTTTCGTGTCATAGAACAGGGCCAGGCATTGTCGAGATACAACAAAAGAGATATTACTGATACTTATTTATCTTATTACCTTCAGGAAATCAGGAATTATCACTCGCTACTTCCTCATCATTCACAATCTCTACTTCAGTCCATCCCGCCAAATGAACCACCCTCCCATTCTCATCCTGACAAAATGAGTACATACCATCCAGATGGTCAAAATACACCACATCATCAGTCTTAATGGCCGGTGCTCCTGGTGGCACGCTCATATCCCTATCCACTACCCTTATTTTACTGCCTCTTGGCACATCATACAGCTTCATTTTTTCACCTCCATAAGTTCTGGTTTATCATATCGCCGTTATCAAGTCGTTTGCCTCGAAATTTTATATTTCTCATTTCTTCACCTCTGCTTTTTTCATCTCTTCCTAAAGACCAGCCGGTGGCCTGATTGGCTAAATCAGAGCTATCGTGCAGGAGTCGAACCTGCTCAGGCCGCCACAGACCATCATTTTCGCTGGCAACCACGCCACCACCGGCTTTATTCAGTTTTCAATTTTTTAGCCACAACCAGAGCCAGAGCCGCAACCAGAGCCATAGCCATAGCCAGAGCCGCAGCCAGAGCCATAGCCAGAGCCACAACCAGAGCCATAGCCATCCCCAGAGCCACCGCCAGAGCCATAGCCAGAGCCATCCCCAGAGCCACCGCCAGAGCCATAGCCATCCCCAGAGCCACAACCATCCCCAGAGCCGCAGCCATGGCCACAGTCATAGCCACAGCCATAGCCATAGCCAGAGCCATAGCCAGAGCCATCCCCAGAGCCACCGCCATAGCCACAATCATCCTCAGAGCCACAACCAGAGCCATAGCCATAGCCGCAACCAGAGCCATAGCCATAGCCACAACCAGAGCCGCAGCCATAGCCACAACCAGAACCATCGCCATCCTTTATACTTTCCATTGGGGGACCTCCTCTATACTTTCCTGTGCTTTCAGGGTACAGGGGATAATCTCGATTGTTTCTGTAAGCGTGATTTTTGAAACCGGCACAGAGAATCGACAGCTTTTAGGTTTAGAAACCCCATCAGTGGCTAATTGTGATAGAGATGCCGCTCCAGCCCAATAGTGGATACGCCTGGAATTTACCAAAACAGACTCTTTCCCTGCTCTTTTTTGCAAATACCCCACATGAACACCAGCTGAGTATGTGCGGATTACTACATACTCCATACCATCAAGCTGGTGTGCTCTTTGGTGAACACAGTCTTTGCGGATATATTCTACCTCATCAATTTTTATTGTTTTAACATCTGTACTCATAATACTCTCCTTTTCAGTTTTCTTTTTACCTTCGATTTTCTTTTTGTTTTTTTTTTATGCCCCCATATCCCTTTCAAAAGAGGGCTGAGTGCCCCTGACACGACACCCAGCCACACACGAGATGAAGGAGATGAGTTCATTTTGGCCTCGTTTCTTCCAGACCTAGTGGTATAGTTGACATTCTTTGAGTCTCGAATATAAAATCTCTCACTAATGGTATTTCATTGAGCCAGTTCGCCAATTGAGATACCATTAGACCTGCTGCAATACAGGCCCCATACATCGTCATTCTATCCGTACAACTGCCGTCAAATGCCTCTGTATCACTAAACAATGTTTGGCGATAGTAGTCTCTTGCGGCCCCGTCCGCCAGTGGAATAGTGATTATCCTCATCACTCTGGTCGTCATTCGGGCATCAATCCACAACCCCTGCAAATTCTCTTTCGGGTATAATGGTGTTGTCGGAAAGGCTGTTTTGGTCTTTGCCTCCATTGTCACCTTCTGCCATATCGCTTCCCTTGCCTGCATCTTGTCAACACAGCAGAAAAATACATCCGTAGCTAGAAGGTATTTAGGAAGCACCTTTTCAAATTCCCAGAAGAAACCACTAAAAGTGGTGTCCTGGGTGGTCAACTGGTGTTCAAGGATATGGGCTTTGTGGTGTCTAATATCCCCCCTATCCCACCCTTGAGTCCCTACATTCTTCAGCTCCACCTTGTCGGGGTCAGCTCCATACAGCTTCTTGTGCCCCATTGCCGCCAGAAGAATAGCGACTTGCCGACCAACTGCCCCAAGACCAGCTATGCCGATTGTTAATCCCCGATACTTTTGCAGGGGTAAAGAATCCTTAAACCGCAAATCTGCTGTCTCTTTTTGTTTCTTATTTTGTGTCATTTTTCATCTCCTCATTCAAGTATCATTATCTCATTTGGTTTAAGCATAGATTCCCCTTAGAATTTTACTCATTCCCACCCATATTTTAGCATTTCTAGTTCCTCGTCAGTATATTCCTCATCAAACCGGCTGTTCTTTAGTCCCATACTGGCGAGGCTGGCCTCCCTGTTGGTGTCTTTATTTGTTACCTGAAATATCTTACTTTTGTTACCTTGTTTGTTTTTATTCTTTCTGGTGTTGCCTTTTCTTCCGCTGTTTTTCTTCCCAGTAACTCTCACCTCTGCCGCACGGAGGGTAAGTGGGTCAAAGTCCTCGACAATCCGTCCCCATCTCAATATTTCCACCGGAGTGTAACCTTTCGTTCTGGCGATATTGTATTCTGTCAGTGTCAAGATGGTAGATGACCTTATCCATTCGCTTATTATATATTGTTTTATCCCCTGTTGGCCAGCAGATTGAACGAGTCTTTTCCGGTAAGACTCGCCACTACGGGGGTTTTGGCGGAATCCTATTTGTCTCCCCTCCATTACAGTAGGCGATTGTAGAGCTGGTGCGGGTCGTTTGATATTTTTTTTGTATTCTTTGTTCCACTCACTACTTTTTGCGTCCCAAATAGAGGACGTCCAGTCTACATACAGAGTCAAGGGCACGGCGGCGTGCATTTCTATTCCTGGTATCTTCAAGGCTGCATGGAGTTCAGCAAAATGTTCTTCGCCACCCCCAAGTATTATCATTATGGCATAGTCCGTTCCCCTCAAAAGTTTATCTTCAAGAGTCGAAATATCTACAGAGCTGGGAGATGGTTTCCCAGCAGAAAATGGATGAGTGTGAATCCATACCCGCATACAGTTGGATGGGTCAACCCCCCGCCTGGCGTTCCTCTCCACATGTTTTGCCAGTGCCATATCTTCTAACTCTGTAGTTGCAGAGGTATTCTCTTGACTAACGGTTTGGAAGTCAATAACAGTTAGCGGATTCTCTTTCTCGGTTATCCCAAATCCGCTAATCTCTAAATTACCGGCTTTCTTCATAAACCATCGTATTTTGGCCCATGCTGTTGGTGAAATTGTGAGTCTTTTGTTTTCTTTTTTCATTGGTCTTTCCTTTCATTTTTGGTATCCTTCATATCTTTCATATTCTCCACGTTCTCCACGTTCTCCACGTTCTCCATGCAGCGTGGACATTTATCCAGACAGTTAATGCAAAGTGTGCTTCCGCACTCAGAACATGCGGCAGAGTGCTCTTGACAAATTTGTCTCCCACAGGAACTACATGTTTTCTGGGAGTAAGAACAAAGAGAGCAAAGAACTCGTGCCTTTTTTTTCGTCTCCGCACAAATATAACAGTGCATGGTAGTCCTCTTAGGGGCACATTTCTTACAGTATGTAGTACCACATGTATCACAAGCAACTATTTCCTCCCGTGGAACCCATCTCCTACAGTGCCCCTCGGAGCACCAACCGCCTTGTTGGTCAGTGAACGTCACCAGGGGGGAATAGGCTCCTCTCGCACTGTAATTTTTCAGTATAATAACGAATGTGTTATAGGCGGTAATAATATCCCAGTTCACGGTAGCATGAGCCATAAGCTGGGCTGATTGTCCCATACACAGGTTCCCCATAGAGGCGTGGGGATGGAGTCTACCGGAACTTCCCTTGTGTGGCACATCTGTTGCTTTCAACCTGAAATTTAGTCGGCCCCCCTCTTGTCTTTCCCCCATAACATGTACTACAAAATGGTTAAACGGCACTTTCAATCCTCTATGGGACAAGATTATAGTCGGCTGTGGGATATCAAGAGAAAACCACGAGTGAGCCGGATTATCAGAAAATTCCAATACCCATCCATCCGGTAAACTATTGAAAAATCCATCCAGGTTTCTTTTAGATAGATACCCCTTAAAGTGGTCTCCCACGACCATAGCTGCTCTTATCGCTAGACGGTGGGCATCAACTAACTTATGGGCTGCCGATTCTAGCGCGGAGGCCATGCCAATCCAACTTTCACAACTTCTCGCTTCCGCGACTCCCTCTCTGATTATCCTCAAACCTCGTCTCCTCGGGAGTGTACTGAGCTGTCGTATTTTAGCCCGAAATGCTTTCCCCGCCAGTTCTGGACTATGTTCACTGGTGAAGACAGTTTTTGTTTTCTCTTTTGTTCCCTTTACCATTTTATCATCTCCAAAAAAGCTGGGGTTATTCACCTTTATGGGTCCTTTATGGTTTTGGAATAACCCCAGCACCCAAGATTGATTACAGGAGCTATACTTCCTTTGCTCCCTTCATATTGCTGGGGACGATAATGACAAAGTCCCCATCCTTAAGTACGCATTTTGAAGGCTCGGGGACAGGCTCACCGTTGACAACAACCGACAAGTTCTTGGGGTTTTGAATCCCCAGTTCGCCGTAGAGAGCTTCCTGTGCTGTCATTCCCTTTGCAATCTGGACTACCCTAGTTGACCCCGTGCCTTTATTACTGACCAGTGTGATTTTACCGTTCATACCCATTTTTCTGTTCCTTTCTTGTCTAACTACTTAATTAACCTCTTTTACCACTATTCCCCGACCCCTCGCCACTGTTTTTACCAGGTTTTTATGCTTCGTAGTTGTTATACAGTGGAAAATACTGGACTCGGGCATCACAATCTCATCCCCGTCCCACCTCGCAATAACAACCCCATACGACTTCAGGTTTTCCCCATCCGTACTGATTGCCCCTTCCAACGGATAGCCACTTAGGAAGGCTGAAACTACATCTATATTCTTTGCCATAGGCAATCCCCTTTCCCCCATCTCCATCAAACTATCAATCTTTGCATCTATACTTAGCCACACAATCACAATAGTAGTGTATAAACATACCGCTAAAATCAAATTATTAGTATTATGGTTTTTCATTTTTTCCTGCCTTATCCTCGAAAATTTTTTATTTTTTTTCCTACACTTTATACGCCGCACAAAAAAAAAGTTTGCAAAAAAATAAAAAATTTTTCGCAAAAAAGTTAAATCGTATTATCTTTTTATCATTTTTGAGATAAAAAAATCGCCGGAAATCAGGAATTATCACTCGCTGACTGTCCGGCTAGAAATGCACCCCTGCAAATAAAAACCGCTATTCTTCACAGTAAAGGGGCATACCCCCCTTATAGTGGTCTGGTTTTGGTCTCGGCAACACCCACGCTAGGTTTTTCTTTTGTGTCTCACTATTATATCCCATTTTTGAACTCCGGCGGTAAAATTACATTCGATGGGCAATCCGTGAACATTTTCCCTATTTTGCAGGGGGAAATTCCAGCTAACCCTGTCCCAATCGGTGTTACTAGAAATACCAACTCTGGGCGTGCTCGTGCGTAGGACAAAAAAGATTTCACATACTCGTGGATAACACAGAGAGGTAAAGTCTTTAAGTTTTTATCTTTTGTAGGGATAGCGAAGGACTGACCTTGTAACCCATACCCCTGTCCATACACAGCCCCAAACTCTTCTGCCGCCTGCTTTGCCGCACCCGCACCGTGTCTACCCGCCTCATTCGACCCAAACACAAAAATCTCGTTATCTTTTAGCTCTGTGATAAATTCCATTATTCTACTTTTTGCTCCACTAAACATATTGTATCGTTGTGGTCTCCACCGTGACAAACCAGACAAACCGCTATCTTCTCGAACCCTCTACTCTTCGACATCCCCACGCTATCATACCCCAAACTGATAACCCTTGCCCTGTCATTCAGTATTCCTGGCAAAGCATTTTTAATTTTAGTGAGGTGTCCAATATACTTGCCGTTATACTTTTCTCTCGACTTGCGGATGTTGTATGGTGGGTCAAGAATCACGGTATCAAATTGCAGGGGGGTGGTAGTAACAAACTCGAACGCATCACTGCACACATCGGGTCGGAACTCATTGGACAAATCAACCCTGAACTCATTTACACCAAGTCTGACTTTACCCGCAAATAAATTGAGAGTCTTGCCCACGCACCAATGCTCAACCCACGTTTTGAGTTTCGGCTGCTCAAAAGTCCATCGTTTAGGGGGTTGTTGTAGATATGTTATTTCCATTTTTCTTTCCTTTCAATTTTTTTCGCCTCTTTTTAGAGAAGACTCTGTCGTAGTTTCGTCCATACTCTTCATGACTTACGAAGCAGGGTCGTCTGCGGCTTCCCTTACTCATTATTTTTTACTCCCGAACCAATGTATTCCAAGCCAAACCATAAGTCCTATCATAATCCATCCAAACAACGGCTGTGCTGTCCACCTGTGGGTGACGTACTGGCTGAGGGTGGGAAGTGGTTTGTAGACAGCCAAGAATAAATCCGTCAGCCCCACCACCAGTATCAAACTAATGCCAATCCATCCCGTCACTTTGAATGGTTTTGTTTTCCACTTGTCCACGCTGCTATCCTCCTTTCAGTAATTCCACATCACTTTCAACTTCGTCCCCCCATACATCCCAACCCTTTGTCTTTTCTCTGGCAAATAACTCAATTCGGGGTAGGTCTCCAACAAGTCTAACAATTTCATCTCTAATTTGTGGTGGTTTGGCGGAGTGTCTGGTGCGTGGGAACATTTGTATTTGTTTAACAGATTTGCAAATTCGTTTTGGATGTCCCTTCTTGGCAAACAAACATAATTCTGCGTTCCCATTTGTCCAGTGCCCCATCCCAGAGTAGATTCCCTTTCCCAGCGGATTGAGTTTAACCCACGTAAAAGCACATGTCCTATACCAGAACCCCCAGGCTTTAATGACACTTAAAGCCTCCTGTAGCATTGGCATTGTAGCCCAGCAGAATAAGGCACAATCTTTGTCTACTAGCTGATTTATTGGTAACTGTTTGATTGCTTCAAGCGACATAGTGGGATATGTTATTCCACCTAACCTGGGCAAATTCCCTTTTTTATCGGAGTAGTTCCAGGGTGGGTCAGCATAGATTATTTGATATTTTTTCATATTTTTGTCCTCGTCCCCCGATACTTGATGACCGCCTTGTACAGCTCTTCCAGCGACCGGACATCCTGCTCGTTATGTTTCATTATATAGTCCAACGCTGGTTGATGTCCGGCCAAAGCATCCTGCCATACCTCCATATTAAACGGCAGTCCCTTTGACTTAATGCCGAGTAGACGACAAGCATTTTGCATTGACCGTTTAGATAATTTGAACTTGGCTTTTACAATATCAAAAACATCAATAACTTTAATCTGCTTCCATTCTGGGAATCCTTCGACACCCCACTTGGCTGCTCGTGTTCGCAGGAAGGGGATGTCGTGTCGCTGATACCGCCCACCGGTATCTTTACCGTAATAAACCACCAGTGTATCAAACTCCCAGACATCCTTGCAGAATTGTTCCATTAGTCGTTTGTCTTTAGTTCCTGTACCGTCCATCAATGGTTTTTTTATCTCCGCTGGTGTGATGCTTCTCTTAATAATATCGCCGTCCATTCGTTTGATACAATACGTCAACACGAAGCCCCAATCAGCATCAAGACTGCCCCCGCTCTCTATGTCAAGAAACCCAATTCGTTCCTCCTTCTGTCGAGCTTTATCGTAGCACTTGGGGTGGGTAAAACCATTATGCCGATGCTTGCAGCGGAAATTATATCTGTCCAAGATTTCTGTTTTTAGCATATTATTTAAGTTAATCATTTTAGCTCCTTATAAAATTTTTATTGTCCGGTTTACCCGACATAATAACTTTAATGCGATGCCAGGAGACAGGGTAATAATTGTTGTTATCCACACCTATGTCATATTGTTTACTTTCCAGAGTAAGTTGCCCATGAGAATGACCAAAAAGTTGCCACGAATTATAATGACTACATTCCCATGTTCTCATCGCGTAATGGCACACAACTACTAAATTCCCATCAATTCGTTTACGCCAAATATATTTAGCACTTTTCGGTTGCCAGTGGTCGTGACTCCCAACAAGCAATATATGTGTCCCCTGCAATCGTCTGATATATTTTTTGTAAACATCTTCTTTCTTGTTAAGCCAGCAAAAGTCTCCAGCATGTATGGTTACATCTTGTGGTTGAACAACACTATTAAAATTCCAGATAAGTTGTTCATCCATTTGCTCGACACTGGAAAAAGGCCTATTGCAATATTTAATTATTTTTTCATGCCCATAATGCTCATCTGCTGTGAACCAATACATCATCTTATCCCTTTTTTCAACCACTTTTCAAATTCTCGGAGAGTTGAGAATATTTTCTGTGCGTGATATTGCAACCAGTAGTGTTGAGAGTGTCCGGTAGTACAAATTATGTAAACCGGTTTCTGGAAGAGACAACCATATACTATTTCCATAACAGTCCCGTATTTTTCATTACCGTCCAAGATAACTGCCACCCCCATCGAGTCCCTCATTGCTCTTAAATCCCGTACGACTATCTCAGCAGCATTTCCAGTATATAGTCTCCCATTTTCACATTTTCCATCTTCTATTACATCTTCTCGTGCTTCCTTTGTGTCGTAGAATGGGTTATAAAATTCAACATTCAGTTTTTCCTCTATCCTTAACTCCCAGTTTCTCATATATTGTCGTGAGGGGAAAGGGTGTGCGAGATACAGTTTAAGTTTTTCCATTTACTTTATCCTTCAAAATTTCGTGCAATAATCCTTGGGCATTGAAAATTACCCCGCAAATAGAGTCTTCGATTGTTACGGGGCCGTGATTATCAGATGCTGGAAATCCATCAAACAACAACCATGTAGACAAGAAATGTCTTGCTAGCCCATCGAGATATACATCTTGTGGTATGCCTTTTTTCCAGTTGTCCCAATCACGTAAACTCCCGTCAGATTGAACACGATGTTTCCCAATATATTCAACATAATGTCTTAACACTGATGGAGACAACGCTTTCACATAACTAGGTTTATTGGCTAAGGTATCACGAGTAGCCCCCCCTGCAAACGTCCTCATCTTTTTAGATATATCAATAGCATCCTCATTGGCATTTCCTCTTACTCCCATCTGTTCTATGTCCATATTCTTTGTATTCTCAATCTTATGTTCTTGCACCAATCTGTGCATTTCTTCATTTGTCATTCGTCTTTCCTTTCTCCAGCATTTCCATACTTGCAAACTCTGTGTTTATACCCATTTTAGTAGCCTTGTTTTCTCCAACGATTTATAAATATCTGGTGTCAGCTTGTACCAAATTTCACTCCCTTCTTCCTGTGCCTCTAAGAGACCACTAAACACAAACTGATTTGCGATTGGCCCAAGCTCTCTTGTTGTACTCCGGCATGCCTGGGCTAACTGATTTAATGGTGCTGCCGGCCTGTGTGCACCACGCCGGAATAGAAACAACATCAATCGTTGTCGAATCAAGCTCAAACTATCCAGCACTACTCGCTTAATTAACCACATATCAGAATCATTCCATCTATCTCTTTCGTCAGCAAAGGCATGTGCGTGTCCCAGGTTTATTAGTTGTTGTACTATGCGAGTTGCCAGCTCAGGTCTTGTGGCCGTCTCATTCGCCGATGTGGTTCTCATTAGTGCCAGCAAGTCGGCCAAAATTTGAACTTCCTCTCTCATTTCTGCCGGTAACTCTGGGACTTTCACATCATCCTTTTCACACATCAGTATTATCTGGGTTATGGTTGCTTGTACTAATTTACGGAGCCATTCTTTCCATTCCTTCTTGCCTTCCATCGCAGTTATAACTCTGTTGAGATTTTTAACCCTCTGTGTGTGGCCTAGACGTAAACGGTTTATTCTAATGGACAAAAACCTCTGCCCCAACTGCTGGTGTTTCTCCATAAATGCATCAATAGCATCTGTTACGCAGGCTATCATACCAAAACCGGCCTCATATTCCCTCACCCCAACCTTCCCCGATGCTTTACTACAATATTGGTCATAGAGGTCTCTAAATTCCCCCAACACCTTGTCTACCAGGTTTCTACCGGCTTCCATTAGTGCCGTAAAATCTTTCCATATTAATACATTCCCGTTCAACTGCAATACCAGTGAAGGGTCTTCACCTTTCTCATCACTGTACCCGCTTATCAGAGCGTTCTCAGTGGGCGTAGTCAACAACAAACATCTTGGATGGCCTCTCATTGTTAATACTGTTTCCGTTTTTCCTGAACCAGGAGGCCCGATAAAATACATCCAGAGAGCCTCATATAATTTTGGGTGGTATGCAGCGGTTAATACCGCCACAAAACAATCAATTATCAATTCATCATCCTTCTCAAACTGAAGGATTTTCCCATATGCTTTCTTGATGATTTGCAGGGGGGATTTCTCATCCATTACTTCTCCTTTTTGTACCGTCTTCTCAAGTAGGTTCGGGATAATAAGGGGAGGGTCAGGATATGATAATGCCCTCCCCCTATTCCACTAACAATCGAGACAAGCGACTGGGTTTTGATTGTTTTCCGATAGTCCCCTTCCCCTACTTCCCACATAAAACGAGGAAGAAAATACCACAAACCCTTTTGAATTACAGAGCAACTCACAGCGGATACCCAAGTAGCATTACCATATCCAGGTATCTGAGGAAGGTCGGCTGCTGCCCCCAGAAGGTCTTCAATGTAGTCTGGATAATTTATGGTTACAAACAGGTGGTTGTGCACACCCATAAATTGTCGATGCTTAAGATTGGGAGCACCGAGTTGGAATATACTCCCAATCCTAATATACCGACCATCCACCTTGCCCCCATCCTTTTTAGACCTTCGGTGAGTATATATTCTAGTGTTGTTAAATTTAGCAGCTTCTTTTTGGATAAGTTTCATACCACTTAGCCTTAATTGGTGGGTATTTCTTCAACAGCTTCTGGGGCCTCATCTATGGAGTCCATTCGTTCTAATATCCTATGATTTACCCACGGTTCACCCCCTTCTTTTCTGGGGGTTCTAGTGGTGGAGATTCGCAACAGCGTGCCGATGTTCTCATACAGAACATCTAGACCCTCGGCGAGTTTATTGATGGGTTCACCAGCCAAGACAGATGCCAGAGTTTTTAAGCCCACGAAATTTCTGGCAGTCCATCCAAACATTCCACTTATGTCGAAAGATTTACCTTCAAGCTCACCCTGTTGAATTTGCACAGTAGCTCGTATTTGAAGAACATCCTTCTTGAGTTTGGGGTCATTTACTTTGTTGGCCTGAACATTCGACAACGCACAGATTGTCTCCCCATTTGGTGGTTCCCACCTATAAAAAGATGCTGCGTCTTCGTAGTAACTCTCACTCTCCGCTAAAATTTTCGCAAATTCTGGGTCACCCATAGCTTCTTGTAATGTTGGATTCATTCTTTTTCTCCTTTGTTTAGGTTTAATTATTGTTTTTTACAATAGTATTTTCAATGCTCTTACTATCCCAACAAATAATGCGTCTTTCACTTTCTGCTCAACTGGCAGATTCTCGTATGGTACACAACAAGGATGCTCCCTCTTTTCGGGGTCTTTCACCTCCCCATATTTCCACCCTTCTGCATATTTTTCTTTTAGCCAGCTCTCATGTGAAGCTGAACAGCCGGCTTCTGGATTATCAAGATGAAACTGAACTCCATTTATAGCACTTTTTTTCTGCCAGTCTGGTGCAGCACCCCAAGGTAATTGACTAAAATCACCTGTTAATTCACAATAAACTCTGTTTGTTTCGTGTGCTACCTGTGCAATCTGCTCTATTGTCATTTTTTTTCTTCCTTTCAAATTATTGTTACTTGAATTCCTTCTTTTCTTTTTCTTTCTTCTTTTTTTTGGTTTACTTTCCTCCTCACAATATGGGCACATATCTGGGAACTGGGTATGCCCAGCCAAATGGTCAAACCACATATCCTCGCCCTGTTCAGTTAGATACTCTGCCATATCACCCATTGCCATTCTCTTTTCTTGATTTACTCACAGCCTCATCATATGCCTTTTTGAGAACATCCCAACCACCAATCATTGGAACTTCTAGACTTGCTACCAAATTGGGGACACCACGTTGTTTGCCCTCCATTGCTTTTCTCTCCGTTGGTTTGGTATAGAGGTGATACCTGGTTTTCACTTCTTCTTTAGCCCCTCTTATAGTTCTTCCTTTTATAACCACATCAGTTTTTTCTTTGCGGGTAGTACTGTTTATAGTCAAGTGGAGTTCTGCCTTTCGTACTATGGGGCCAACATATCCCTTTGAAAGTATAGGCCTAATCTTAGTGGATGCCTTAAACGTAATAGGGTCTGTTTCTTCAACATAGGTTAAATGCCCAATAACCGCCCAGGTGTAGCCGACACTCTCAATTTCGCTGAGGATTCTTTTAATCCTCCCCTGCAAAAGAGAATGCCCATGTCCCTTCTGGCCATACTCCCCTATATCCTCATAAGTTTTAGCCGCCGAGCTTTTTTCATCCAGCAAGTGTGTTGATTCAAGTTCAACCAGCCCGTCATGGGTGTCAAAAATAACGCGGCCCCACCTACGTTTACCTCCTTTAGCATCAGCTATCAACTTATCGAGAATGGCTCGGTGAATTTCATAAGCAGTTTTCCCTGTTTTTTTCGCCGCCTCATAGATATTAAAGTAGCCGCTTTTCCGCCCAGGAACACCATTAGCACCACGCTCATAATCTATTGTTACGGCGTTGGGGATACTGCCAGCAAAGGTGCTCTTCCCTTCTCCGGACAAACCAGTGATATACAGTCGTGCTTCTTCTAATGTGCAGGGGTTATATCCAGTTGTTAACCCAAGTGCCACATAGTCCGCCGGCAGTGGTATATTTGCAGGGGTTGTGGATACAACTACGTTACTTTTTGCATCTACATTTACCATAATCGTCTTTCCAACTCATTTCCCTAAAAATTTCCTTAATTATTCAATCCTCAATTCTTGAAATAACCTCTTAAACGCCCGATTCTCTATATACCATCCTTTGTGTGGCGGGACGAACGGCACGTTAGGGTCAACAGTACACAACTGGGTTTTATCCAGCAGAATCACCTTCGCCCTAGGTTGACAACCACTATTCAGTATCATTAAAAGCATCAATAACACCAATACGGTCGCCATCATCGACTGCCTTATCAAATTTCCTCTTCGCATTTCTTTTCGCCTTTGCTTTCGGAGACAAGTAGTATTTGTAAATAATAGTTATCAGCCCAGCCAGTGCTGCCACCGCCGCCGCTACCTGTGTAATGACGTTAATCATCGTACAATCTTCTTATCTGCTGTTAGTCTACCATAAAACGCCATAGCAGCACCAATAAGAGATACAATAGAAGACACCCATTCGACTATGCCGGTAGATTCAGCTTCGATATTTTCAGCTAAAGATTCTTTATCAAATAATCGTAATATCATCGCCACCACTACAATAATAGAACCCCACAAACTCTTTGATTGATACCATTTTTTTGTTTCCATTTTTTTCTCCATTTTTTTCTCCATTTTTGTGTTTATTGACCTATTTATTCCTTCCCCTGCCACCACCGGATCTCCTGGAATTACGACCGCCTCTATTTGGTTTAACATCGCCTGGTTTACCAACTCTTGGCGTTCCTCCACATTCACCTTTTTTAGCCATTTTCTTTCCCTTCTAATTTCTTTACTTTTTCTGTTTTTGGAACTTCTCTAACTTCATAATACTGGTCGATGAGTGATGGCCAAGCTGACACATCGGAACTACATAAAGCATAGTATGGACAGACCTTCCGGTTGTAAACACATCGACTTCTGGTTAAGTCTTTGGAGAATAATCGGGGGGCTGGTTCCTGCCCCCACAAGTCGAGGGTATGTGAGAGTGCGTTCATTATCTCGGAGTTGTGAATATCCTCGTTGAAGATAATCGCATCCGATCTCATCGGGTCTTCAGCCTGAGTTTCATACCATTCCTTTACTCTCTGAACGTAAGCCTCGAACGGGGTACAGCCTAGCTTGGCAGCCATCTTCTCGTCTTTACCACAGAGTTTAATGGTGGGTACTTGAATCATATCAAGGATGAAACCCCTAATCTTATCTCCCCATTCTTCTTGGGCTGCCATCATCCGATAGAACCGAGCCTGAACACAATAAAGAAACCCCGTCAAAATAGATGAGAAATTCTCACCAGTAGTTTTGGCATCACGAATCCATACTGACCCATCCCGTTTATCTCTCACTACCCAGTCAGCTATCCATACACAGGGAATAGTCGCATTGGGTGCGAAACATTCTTTCCGTTCTTCTCTGCAAATAGTCTCCATATTTTTACTGGGTGGAAACTTTTCCCAGAAGATGGTAACTATCGCCAGAGCTTTCTGGTACAAATGATTGAGGTCATTCGCAGCTCTGGCTAAATCACCAGTCAAATCTTCACCCGCCTTAATCCTCTCGACCAATTTCGAGTGTTGCTTGATTACATCCTGATGAATTTTCTCCTGCCCAGCCTTACCAGCTTTCAATAATCTGTGGACAAGCTGGCCGGTGGTAGCACCTTTACTGTATTGTCTCACTTTCGGCCTGATAGCTATCCGGTATTTGTAGTAGAACAATCTCTCACACCTGAGACCATCCACGATAGAGGACGCACTAATCGGTCTCTTTTGGTCTACCAGATTATCCTGCAACCACTGTTCAGCTTTCATCTTGTTTTTCCTCCGGCCTACTTAATTTATCTTCTGGGGGGTGCTCAAGTTCATCGACACGACTATTTAACTCTGTAAGACCAACTAATACTGCTTCACTGAGCCTAATAAACCTATTCTTACACACATCTGATTCATCTTCTGTTTTCTTTCGCAATCGTTGAGATTCTCCCTTCAACCAATCGACACTGTTCCCCAGGGCCTCAATTTTTGTGGTAGTGCCCTCACACCATTCTACTATCTTCCGTGCCCCGATAACTAGTGCCAAAGCAGCAGCACCAATCACAATACCTACACCTATAAACGTGGCCGCCATTATATGTTCTCCTTTAATTTTCTGTTTCTAATAATCGGATAAAATTCAGAATCCAGATGATTAAGAAGCCGCACCAACTCTGACAGTGTGAGGTCTCGACTCCAAATCCATTTCCGTAACTCCTTCTGTTTTAACTTCATCTCCTTCGCCAGCTTCTCCACAGTACAGTCCTGCTCTTTCATTACAGCGAGAACATCCTCTGCAATCTTCATCCGTAACCTCTCGTATAACATCCTCCGTCTGCTGGTTGGAAGAACCTGGAATATCCTATGTAGTTGTCTAAGAACAGATTTCATTTTTTCCATTTTTCACCAAAAAAATTTTGCGACTTTGTGCTACTTATAATACGCGGGTCGTTCGGATTTGTTCAGATTTTTTTAATTTTTTCTGAGCTTTTTCTGAGCTTTTTCTGAATTTTTTTGTACGATAAAAATAAAAACTGGGCGGAAGAAAAGGAAGCCCTAATCCACCGCCCATTTGCAGGGGTCTATTTTATATCGGCGAAAATCGCTCGCCTACATACTATACGTTGCTGGTTCAAATTTGTTCGTAAAAAAATAATTTTTTTTTATTTTTTTTTCATCTTCCCAGCGACTTTTCTCAATGTAGAGTACGCCACCGCCAGCCGCTGCTTGTAGTCTGGAAATTCTTTTTTCATAGCAGTATTAGCCATAAATCGAGCGATAAACTTCTTACCCTTCTCCCCAGACTTAGGTTTTGGTATCGGCATTATTCTATCACCTCGGGGAGTATTTCATAACTGTTTTTCAGAGCATAAGTTAGCATCAGGTGAGCAAGGAATGTCCCCAGTTGTCCCCGCCTTGTTCTTTTTCGAGACCTCCAGGGTATCCAGAGGATATGAAACCCATACTTAGCGAATACCATCCCCAGACGGTTCAGTAAGATTTCGGTATCCGGTATATGCGGGTTCTGTTGAAGGATTTCTGCTGGCGTCAGTTCAATTAACAGATATGGAAACTCGCACTGAGATAACTTCCTGAAACTCTTGGCTTGCCTCACCGCGTCCCTGGGGTTAAAGATGTTCTTATAAAGTTCTCGTTGCCCCGCCTTTCGTTCAATAACACAGCAGTCAGGGTATTTCGCCAGCCGATAATCCCCATACGGCAAGGCAATCTTTCTCGTCTTCACCTTAATCAGAATCTGCTTTCGTGGCCGTTCAGGGTGCACAATCTTTAGTGTTGCTGGGAACTTAATAGGGCATCGCTCTCTGCTGTCCACATCCACAGTGATAGTGGACGGAATATTAAACCGGCTTTGTAAGTCAGCTTTCGTCATTTTAACCACGCCCAAACTCTTCGACATTTAATATGGCTAACTTCTTTATGAGAGATGTCGTATATATATGCTATTATATACTGCTTTATGCCATCTGTCAACATCTTTCTAATTGTTAATACATCTGACGAAGATAATTTTCGGTTGTGATTACCATCACTTACCCGTCTCCGAAAACTAACTGTTCGTTTTAACCCCCGAAGATGATGGGATGTGTGAACACCACGAGTCATTACTTGAAGATTTTCTATGTTATTGTTTGCTGAATTACCATCTTTATGGTGAACTACCTCATTTTCGGATAACTCTCTCCCAAGAACTCTCTCCATCATGATTCGTGAAGCTGTATATCTTTTGTATCTAAATCGTTTCTTCATTTTATTGTTCTTTCATACTCAATGGGAATACTTCTTCCCAATTCTTGTTCTAAAACCTTCATAAGTGGTGGGTTTGTCAAGTGTTTTTTCGCTATCTCGTCCACTTTTTCTACCTCGTCATAAGGGGTATCAATGGTAATAGAATCATACTTATTGGTACAGATAACCGACCTCATTCTGTTACGTCTCAGTTCCTGCAAGATAACAAACTGTGAACTCAATGGTATCTGCCCGCTTCCCAGTGTCTGTATCGGGAAGTTACAAATCTCGTTCATAGCACCCATCGCATTTGACATCCCCCTCCCGAATGTTCGGCTCCATCCTGTCGGTAATTCCAAATAGCCCTGCTTGGCCACTGTCTCAATTAACTCGTCCTGCCACGCCTTAAATACAGGGTGCTCTGCATACCAAGTATCAATATGTGCCTTCGCCTGCTCGAATGGTATCTCCAGTCCACAATCAGAACGTGCTGTCATCTGGTACGCCTTTGGCCCACCACGATAAATAATCAAAAAGTTCAAAGCCTTCGATGACCTGTACTCCTTCGTGTCTTTCACCTCAGATATTGGGAGAGTCAGCAAATGTGGGTACAGTGAGTAGGTCGTGTTTAAGTGGATACTCTGTCCTGGATTTTGGTACACATCCATCAGCACCGGACATCCAGACAGGAAGGCAGCCATCCGCAATTCAATCTGGCTGAAGTCATAAGTTCTAAGAGTGCCAGCGTGGAATCTTGATTTCAAGCACGCCTTCACTGGCCGTGGGAAAGTTTGTGCTGGCGGCTTACGTGGTGTTATCCTCCCCTGTATAGTCCCCCCCTTTTTCTCTTCCCCATTCGTACCACCCTTCTCGAACACTGTGGGAACCGGATACCATACAGGCCAAAACCAGCCGGTTTTACGGTCTCGATAAATAATGCCCTCTCGTGGATGTGTGAGCATTTTGTTGGTATATGTATTTCTTAAATGTGAATATTCATCGTACACTTTCATTTGCTCTGCTACTTCCCGCAACTCCCCCTCCGGCAGATACTGTAAAACCAAATTCACGTTAGCCTTGTTAGCACTTATTTCTTTTCTGACTTTAGTTCGCTCGACTCTTTTATCCCCCTGCAAATTACATTCCTCAATGGCGGCGGTCATAAATTCTACTTTTGATTTCCTCGACCCCTCCCCTCCGAAGACAACCCCACTTTCTTCCCCTTTTTCTAATGCCCCGATACAAATTTTTTCATACTCATCATTGACAGCCTGCAATTTGGGGATGTCTATTCGTTCCCCAGCCTTCTCCATCCCCACTACATTCCAGATAATATCATTTCTCATCTTGGCACATACGCTGCCGAGTTTGGCGGAATCAGGACCATATCTGATTTTGATTCTCTCGTCTATTTCTTCCCCAAGTACAAGAGTAGCAGCGGCATCAAGACAGTTGTAGTACAGAAGGTCTGGGTCTCTGGCCGTCCCCGCATTTCCCTTTGAGCCAGTTACATTCAACCCCTGATAGTTAGCTATACCATACAGGAGAGACAATTCTTTTAAGCCCTTCTCTGGTTGACTCTCGTCCAGCAGAAAAGTTTTTATCAGCGTGTCGTCCACCGTCAAATGATTGGGGTCAAGTAGTCTGTCCAGTAGTGGGTCATTCATAATCAGGTACAGAAGGTCATACTTAAAATTTTGCCCCTGCAAAACACTCTTCGCACCTATAGCCCTTCTCACCCAGCTTCTGATTAGTTTCTGGTGTATAGGGTCGGCGAATATATAAACCGGAGTTCGTATCTTGCAGGGGCTGGAACTAAAATGAGTATCCCGATAAGCAAATGACACGGTAACTACTTGCTTCCCATAAGGCACTCCATCTACGTATTTGGATTTTGCAGGGGTAAAAACACTCTGATTAAACCCCTTCAGTATCCCGTAGGTTTCAATATCACAGGTCAACAGTGACGGCATTTTGTCTGGTACTTCCGCACCCAGTTCTGGTACAATCTGTAGTTTATTTGGTACAAACTCCCCAGTCAGATACCGTCTCAACAGCATAAAGTGAGCCTGGATAGTACCCACCCTCTCTGGTTTTCTTCCAGGATACAGGATGGCTGGGTGATTAGTAAAGAAGAGAGTCGGCATCCTTGACAGTATTTCCATCGACATTGTTCCCTCTGTCAATCCCTGTAGCTTCAGCCCCTCCCCCAGACTCGACACCCCAGCTACCGACTTAGCGGCGTCAGCACCGCAGGCCAGCACCACTACCTCGTCATAGTTATCCAGCAGCTTCTGGATGTCGTATAGTAGATGTGGCCGGCAGGCATTTATCTGTGTTTTGGTCGGTTTCTCTTTGATGGGCACACGACACCGGAGAGCATTGGACAAATAGATATCCACCAGCTCGGGTAGCTTGATAGCATTGATAAACTTCCCAAGAATATCACCACTCCATCCTATCCACGATTTACCGGCCTGGTCTTCGTGATAGCCAGGAGCCATTCCAACGACCAGCAGAGCACGGTTGTGTCCTCTAACCTCAAACTCCCGTGTGGGAATTCCAGGATTTATCGCCTCTTTACACAGTTGACAATCTTCACAATCTTGATGGCTCGGAAATTCAATCATCTTTTTTCTTTTTTTTCATCCAAAGAGCGGCGTGTGTGGTCTACCAACCCGCCCTGACCACACCAGAGACCTCCCAGCTTACCCGCAGGTTTGCCTATCTCGCAGTCACCGCCGCCCAAAAATTAAAAAAATTTCTGTCTATTTAATGTACGCCTGGCAATTTGATTTGTTCAAAAAAAAAATAAAAAAAAAGTGAGTTTGAACACGATTTTAGCGAAAAAAATTAAGTGGGTGAAAAAAATTTCTGTGTTCACCTAAGTGTCTGTGTGAGTGGGAGATACGTTTCGAGGGCAGTCGGCTGGCTTTCTATATCCCTCGTCATTTCTGACAATCCAGCCTGCGAAACCATATGCCCGAACAGTGGTTGGTATGCTTTTGGAAATCCCTTCAGTATCCTGTTTAGCCTGCTAATCTCACGCCGATTCTGTACGGCTTTAATGTCAGATTTTTTCAGTTGGAGCGGCCCAAGTTCTGGGTACGCCTTTTGAAATTTCTCATTTATTCTTCCCGCTTTATCCACATCATTTTCAGATAGAGCCTCTAAATACTCACGCCGGTATGCTCGCACTTTCTCCCGCTGGGACAATAACCATTTGGCTGCTCCATACTCTGCCTGCTGTGAACTTGGGGATAGCCCCATCGCTCTCAATGCCAACTGCCAGGGTGAGTAAGCTCCAATCAATGCGTGTTTATCATTGTAAACAGGGATACGACCATCCGGCAGCCTGTTCTCATAATCAGCGTTCTTGGGGCCGAGTGTTTTATACAATCGGCGGAGTGCTAAACCACTGGGGATTAACATCGCCGCCGACCGCTTAATATGTTCTGCTTCCCCAGTTGCGAGGGATTTAACCGCTGACCCAGCTATACTGGCGATAGGAGGAACAAGTGGGAATGGGTAGAATGGAGCGTTCTCATATGTTGGAAAAGGTAAAGCCCCATACATCAGCCCCTGACTTATATCCGCCCCTAAAAGATTCTTAGCCCCGATATAGGCGGCGGTGGATGCGGCAGCGGTTCTCCCAATTGTGGTGAGTCTGCCAGCTCCTTCTCCCCATCTCAGTGAGGAAGTAAGAAAACCAAGATACCGCAACGGGAAGTGCATAAACTGACGTGCTGGCCCCCACATACCCAATAATGCTCTCGGCATACCAAGCGGCCCGCCCGCGAAGTGTCCAACGTGCATCATATTAGCACCAAACTCAAGGGCGTTGGCTGCAACCTGTTTCTCAGTTAAACCCTTTAGTGTGGCAGTCGCCAAGTAACCTTGCTTTCCTGAATAGAATCCAAGTAGTCTATTGAATGTCTCCGAGCCACCAAATGGAGATAACATTATTTTCTTTACTGTTTCCCAGGTTGTTCCTGCTCTACCAACAGCAGTCAATCCTTCCTTCATTCTATCCCCTGTCATCAATGCTCTTGTTACATTTGCTGCCTTTCCCGATGCCTTAACAAAATCGGGGAAAGCAATATCAAAAGCTGCATCTGCTTTCGTTCCCTTTAGAAGTTCATCTGCATATACTTTCACTTTCGGCATAAGTTCTTTGAAGCCTCTGAATATTCCAGTCATACCAATTCCTGGGGTGTGCATAAGGGTAATAAAATTCTGGAGAAGGTTCTTGGATATTGGGGACATATTTAATCCAAGAGTTGAAAGATAAAAATACTCCCCAATCTTTGCTCCAAGAGACTCAGAACTTAGAGAACTAAAATCACTGTAGTATTTTGCCAGCCACTTCTTCGTGTCTGGTGGCAACATTTTTTGGGGCAGTGGGTGAATAGTAAGCCACGTCATCATTCTATCTTTCACCTCACCAAACCGAACACTCCGTATAAAAGACTTCCAGGGTTTCATCCCCCTCATAAAAGGAGTTAATTCGTGAGCCAAATATGTATTTTGCCAACCTCTAGTTTTATCAATAATTGGGTTGATAAGACTACTGAAACCATGTACAATTTTTCCTGGTACTGTAGGGTGTGCCACATCCGCTATGTGCCAGGCGTATGTAGAGGCTGTCGTAGTTAAGTATCTTCTAAGAGCTGGGATTACTCTCATATCGTAATGGGCTGGCTCAGTTAAAATACCTGCCACCTCTGCAATCTTCCTGTCAAATTTAGCAGACCCCGCCGCCGACCGCAACTCTCCGGCGACTTGAGCTAAAGCCCCTTCCCTGACTATCCTGTTTCCCAAACGAGCCGAGATGTTAGAGCCAGCTCCTTTTAATGTATCGAGCACATTTCTAGTAAAGGAGGATGCCTGTACAACTGGGTCACTTATTCTCTCAACACTTGCCCAAGAAGACCGGATAACATCCTCCATTCCTGCACCACTTCTTTTGACAATTTCCTGTAACCACCCAGTTATAGGGGTCATCCCCAGCTGCTCTGCTCGCCGTAACTGCTCCCATCTGCCAATGCTAAGTCCAGAAACCTTCTTTAGGTTGCTTGAAACATACGCATCAACCACGCCCTCCAGCTTAGCAGTATATTGTTTCCGGCTGCCCATCCAGTTTGCCAAACCTCTTGACTGTAGCCGACTGTATCGGGAATGTTCAGGGAAGTACCACTTTTGCCAGAATCCTAGATGGGTTCCTTTTGTTTGTAACTCCGCCCTTATTACCTTTTCTTTTATAGGGTCTGGAAATATTTCTTTCCAGTAAGAATCAAGCCAGTTTCGTATCTTTTGGCTTGTACTAACCAATTCACGCCCCATTTTTTTCTGTAGACCAGGGAACAAAACTTTGGCTTTTATCTCATTCATCCCCAGTTTTCTTGCTCTTGCATTCCAAACTTTCAGAAATGCCTCAGTGCCACCCTCTGTATGTAATCCCTTTTGGTATGCCCACGACATTAACTGCTGGTCATTAGTAAGCCGAAACCCAAAGGCATTACTCAAACTCTCGCTGTGTTTATGCAAGAAATTTCCAGTTGCCTTGCCCCATTCAGCCAACGCCTTAAAAGCTCCTTTAACATTACGAAGATTCTCAAAGGCACTATGCGTGAGAGATTCTATTGCGAAAGGTGCTTTGTCCGCCATTCCACGACCAATCTTGAACAGGACATCCGCTTTCCCCAGTGGCACCTTCAAAGCCAACAATGCCCCAATAATAAAAATTGGGTTTGTTGATATATCCACAAGGGTTTTAGTAATCGGATTTTTATTTTTCCCCTGCAAAAAATGTCCAGAAATTGTTTTCATTTCGGCAGGGGTTAAGGATTGCGGACTAAAAATCGCACGGGTAGCTGCGTCAACATCTCCTCTTAAAAGCAGATTGGAAAATGCAAGTTGTGGGCGGTCGTAAATCGTAATTGGAAAATCCCCAGCGTCCAGTTCCCACATTGGATTTTCATCATTCCTGAGAACAAAACCTGGGGCCTTAAATAAATCGTCCATATTTTCCTTCTAAATAATTCGTTCCCCTGGGACAGTCGGCATTTGCCCCCCACTGGAAAGAATAGCCTGGAGCATTGCAGTTTGGGCCATTTGCTTTTGTTGGGATAATTGAGGCAGCATAGACTGGTAGTAAACATCTTCTGGGCTAGCGGCCATTTGTGCTTCTATTTGTTGTCTTTGCAGGGGTTGGTCTATCACCAAGGTTTGTGTGTGTTTTTTTATCTGATTCATTATCATTTGAAGGAGAAAAAGAGCACCAAGACCTGTGCTTATTGCCCCCCCAGGGGCAGCTTTGGCCGCAGCACCAAGTCCCTTACCCGACATTAGCATTTTCAGGAAGCCTTCTTTTACAGCTTCTGCTCCAGCAGTTCCAGTCGCTTTACTCCCAAATCCGGCAATAGTAGGAATAACTCCTGTTGTTCCATCTGGCATTTCTTGTCTCCTTTATCTCAACAAACTCAAATAAGATGAGGGGACGCCGCCGCCGCCGGAGATACTGGCAGCCTGTTGTCCCATCCCACTCATCGCCTGCATTAAGCCCATCAGCATTGCGGTTTGTCTCCCCCGACTCGCCTCCAACATCCGCATTGTTTCCAGCTCTCGACTTTCCCTTTTTTCCTCTTTACGGAATCCAAGTAATTGCTTCATAAGAGCTTCCATCCGCTCTTGCTCCCGTTTCCCCATCTCTGCTTGGGTTTTTTGGCTTTTTATCATTGCTTCTATCTGACGCATACCAATATTCTTTTGGCCCAAAGCCTCATATCCTTTTAGCCCAAAATGTGCCGCACCTCCCGCCACTATCCAAGGAAGAAGTTTCAATGCTAGTGCTGTTGTTGTTATTGGCTCCATTTTAATCTCCTTCATCCCAGGGGAAAGCCCCAATTTCTTCTGCTCCAAATTCTGGTTCTTCTCTGCCAAGCCCTGTCATATATGCTTCTCTCATCGCATCCTGCTTGGCGGCGAGTCTATCTATCAATTCTTTTGGCATACCTTTGAATAGGTCTCCCTTAAACAATTCTATAATTTCATCCCCACCCATCATACTTGCATTTTTATATATCCTTGTTGCGATGTCGATTTGCTCCTCAATACTTGACTCAGGGGCAGCACGAAGTGGTTTGAGTCGCCCCATTGGGCCATTAAGCCAATCACTTACTACTTGACCGACTTTTGGTTTCTTCCCAGCTTCTTCTCCAACTGCACCTGCCGAAATTGGTATATCTACATTCTGCAAGTTCAGAAGAGAGTTCTTGGCCGCCTGGATTTGGAGAAGCTGTTTCTCCAATACCCCAAGCTCTTTGCCTTTTTTTGATAATCTTTCTTTCTTTGGCCTAGCCTCATAGACAAGTCCTTTTCTTGTTATTTTGGTTTTTGGTAGTTCACCTCTAAATATTGCCTCTTTCGCCATCTGAAGATTTTTTACTCCACCAACAAAAGGAACCACAGTTTGCCACCATTTAAGAGTTATATCTTCTTCGGGTATAAATAGTGCGTCTCCCTCCCCCTTCAAACTATTCACTCGTTCCCCCGTTACTCTCTCCGCTGCTGTGAGGACTCTATACATTCCCTGAACATCACTTTTGCGTATTTGTGTACCAACCAATTTACTATTCGATACCTCATTTCCAGGGGTCAGCATCCCCACAGTAAGACCTGTTATATTACTTCTCTGTAATTCTTTTTCAACAGCCTTTTGCCACCCACCAGGTTCCCCTGCTGGAATGTCAAACAAAGGTTCACCGACCATATCGGGGTCTTTCCTTAAGTTTTCAAGGCTTTTAGCCTTTTCAGTATTATATATAGTAGTCTCTTTATCGATTGAATCTACCATCTGTTGATACTTAATATCACGAGCTTCCTTATCAGCTTCCCCCGCCATATTCAGTTTGGTTAATTCAAATAAAGCCCTTGTATTTTCCCCAAGAGCATTTATTGCGTTCATATTTCCGATAAAACCCATCGCCTGAGCTTCCTGTATAACAGGTAAAATATTTTTTTCAATATGCTCTGTATGCAACCTATGCGTAAGTTTTACATTATCACTACTGTGCTGTGCCCGCAAATTTTCCAAGGCTACCCTGTGTTTCCGTTCGGCCTCTGCGTTTCTTAAACTCTCAGCCGCTCGTCTATCTGAAACCGCCGCCTGCATAGCTGCCACAGCCTGTCGACTACTTGCTCCAATCTGTGCAGTCCGAACTTGTGCCCCAGCCTGTATCTTCCCCCGCTCGGTAGCTCCAGCCTGCCTCATAGACTCAAGCAGCCGATTCTCCGCAAGTGCTCTCGCCCGCCCTGCCGACTCCAACACTCCTGGAGCCATTTGTCCGCCCACACTTGGCCTTGGTTCTTGTGCTCTTGCCATATTTTTTAACTCCTATACCATACAGGGGTCATTGCCTTTGAACCGCCGCCCCTCGCTGCCGCTTCTGATATTCCGTATTTATAACCAGCCTCCTCCATCCTAGCGTATTTTTGAGCTGGAGTTTCTGGAGCTGGGCCTCTCGCTGCTATATTTGCTCTTATCTCTGCATTTCTTGACGCCACTAAATCACTAGCGAATGTCACCAACGGCATGACATCCATAGAGAACACCGGAGTCTGCACTATCCAATTAGCTATATTTTCCATCTCAGTACCTCTCATTTGCTCTATTGCAAGATTGAACTGACTCAACTGCATATCATAAGCGTCATTTGCCTGGGACAGATACCGCAGTGTCTCAACGTGTTGCTGTTCCTGGAAACTCTTATACATATCTTCTTTCCATTGAAGTTCATTACTGGCGTTCATATATGTCAGACTCTGCTGCTCGGCCAACTGCCGGTAGCTGGTCTCAATCTGGCTCTGTGTAGTAGAGAGAGTTTGTGCCTTCTTCGCTTGGAACTGTTGGTATTCTTTACTATCAACACCATATTTCTGAACAACCTGGTCTTCATATTCACTCATCGACCCAATAACACCCTGTACAGCAGCGTTCATAGCGTGAGCTTTCGCAAAATCTCTTCCCTGAGAGATTTCTGCATTTATACTATCGAGCCTATTTAGAGCCTGTCTAGTCCGCAGTTCCGCCGACTGCACATATTCCCCAGCTTTCTCTGCCGCCGCCCCCCACGCCTCAGAAGCCTTTTGCCGTCTCCCCATGGCCTCCGTCTGTAGCTCAGCCAGTCTCCGCATAGTAGCCTCAGTTCCAGCACCTTTCAGTGCCAGAGCTTGTGCCGCCTTTGCCGCCTCTTGTTTTTTTGCAGCCGCTTGTGTTCCAAAACCTTTTATCGCCGCTTTAACTTCTGGCAACTGCTGCCCAGGAACATCGGCGGTACTTGGAATTGGCACTTGTTTAGTCTTTTCCGCTATATCTTTAACAGCTTCCCGAAACACATCATACTTAAAAGGGTCTTCCCCCTGTCCCAGTGTTGAGGGGTCTTTCAAAAACATACCTGGACTTGTCGTAATATCTGGCATTATATTATTCCTTTCCCCTTTATTATACCATCAATCACTCTCTTTGTCAATTACGAATTAGCTTGTTGCTGCATATCTACTATACCCTATTGTTACCGGAATCTCAATAGCGGTAAGTTCAAAACTTGTCCCACAGCTAATTTGTTCTATATATGGCTCAACCGTAATACCGTCTGCAACAATAACCCCTGCATCTGCCGCTGGGTTTTCACTTATCGCAAGAGTCTCATCCGTGCTGGCCTCAAGACTCGTGCCGCCATTTCGGTATGCCCCAATTCTCCAATACCCGTTGGCGTTGCCGGAAACCCCACTGGTGTTGACAACCTTGACGACCATCCCCTTCATAGTCCATCGGCGGAATTTCGAGACCATCCCCTCTATTTGCAGGGGCCACATTCTGGCACTAAAAGGAACTGGACTAATCGAATATCTATCCCCTGCCGCAATCGCTGACCCGAAAGCTGACACAGTCAAATCCCCAGATGCTACCCCAGTAATTTCTCTGGCAGTCCCAGCATTATCCCCTGTTGTCATATACACCATCGCCCCTACCATATCAGCGTGGAAGGTGGCAGACGCATCGAGGATATGAGTTCCACCAGACGAGGCGGTATCAACAACCCCATCCAGTGTGAGTCCTGTACTTAATCCCCACATTGTCCCAGTACCAGTTTCTGTGTCATCAGGACGCACGATAAGCCCAGTAGCCGTAATGAAGTAAGCCCGTGTTTTTTTGCCGGTTGTAATATCCGGAGTTTGTGAACACGCCACAAAGTTGGCCCCCTCAATCATAGTAACCATTTGGGTGGCGTGCCATACCACCAGCATTTCCTTCTGAGTTACATTTAGGAAGAACGAAGCATCGAGTTGAGAATCATAGGCACTCTGGATATCGGCCAGCTCATCCCTCCACTCGATAGATAACACACGATTAGCCGCCGAGATTTGTCCCATACTCCCATTGGTGGCATTAAGTACCATTAGATTGCTGCCAGTAATCATAAGGATACTATTACCGACCGCGTGTGCCGCTGCCTTACCAACCAGCCCACGATTTTCGTGAAGTACAGTATATACCAACGGCTGTTTATCAACAGACTTGAAGACGTGAACAACAGCATTTGGCTCCAGGATAAACATAGAGTCCCCCGCGGTTATATATCGTAGTGGTCTTCCCTCTTCTGCACAGCCGGTTCGTTTGTTGTAGGTCGTGAAATATTCCGCCGACACGTGTTCTGGACTGCTGTTCAGGGTATCATATCCACCATCTGTGCTGCTGGCCTGTGCCATAAACGTTAATCCCTGATACCGCCCTATCGTTCCAGACTGTGGAGGAGCACTGACAATATCTTTTTCTGGGTCAAACATCCGCTGGAATGGCAGAGCTTCATCCAACACAGTCCCGAGAGTGACCGTCAGTGGTGCATCCCAAAGTCCTTCATTGGCTGGCATATCCAACGTTTGTTCTTTATAGTAAACCGCTCCACCACTGGTTATAGCGTCCCCCAAATCAATAGTCCTGAATACTTCCACCTTATCGAACAGGGCATTAAATCCTGCAAATGTGCTTGACCCGACACTCAGCACAGCATCATCAGCAGGGAAATTCAAAACAGCCTTGCAGTGTTCCTCCGGCTCTGTTGTACTTTCTCCACCACCTGTCAAATAAGCACCACTAAGGGAAAAATCACTACCCGTTTCACTTACGGCGAGGCCATATGCATTTCCAGCAGAGCCTCGTGTTATGGCCTCTAAAAGTACAGTAGTTGACCCAGCTCTTGCTGAGACTGTTGCCGATGAATCCCCGTTAATAGCATCGGCCAATGCTATACAGTGGGCGGCGACCGTAGCAGACCCCGCCGCCGAGATTGTAACATCTGAACCACTATCAATATACTCATAAGTTCTACCCCCGATAGTAAACACATCACCAGCTACCATTAGACCGTTATCTGCACCACCAGAGTCAAATGTAATTGTTCCAGTAGCCTTAGTGGTTTTCATTATGTCCAATGACACCACTAATGGGGCGCTCAACGCTGAATAAATCCCTCTTGTGGAATCATAAAACCTCCAAGCTACTCTATATTTCCCATTCCCCCGAAGTTGATAACTGGAATCTACACTCTTAGTGTCTGGGTCAGTTAGGGCAGTCAACTCTTCATCATAGACACCAGGGCCGGAACTCACACAAGTTAGAGAAGACCCATTCCAATAAACTGTCTTGGTTGCCTTCCCATCCACAGCAATCATCAAGTATCCGCCATCTACTGCACAACTCATCTCAGTCGTACTGGTAATTCCACTTCCCGACTGTGCCCATATTTCAATAGGAGTCTCCCAGGTAGCCCCATTATCATCTGTATAAAATAAATCTACTGCCTCATTATCATTATCATCCCCTTCATCCCATCGCACCACAAATCCACGATACACGGTTGACGTCCCTCGTTTCTGGAATGTAACAGCCTGCATAAAAGAAGGGTCATTTATATCATCTAAGTCCACAACTTCAGTCATCCCATAAAACTTATGGAGTCCCCCCAAGAACCGACCGTCCACGCCAACCAACCGACCAAACTTACCGGCAGGGACTTCCACAGACGGCACACTCGTGTCCATCATAGGGGCTTTAATATAGTATGGTACAATGTCAATCGAACTTGGCGCTGGCATTATTTGTTTTTCTCCTTTATTCCTGGGAGTTCACCAGAAATTTGTATTTTATGGGTAATATCTATATCTTTGCTGCTATTCGACTCTACCGCCATTATCTTAATCCCTTTTTTTATTTTGTCAGCGAAAGTTTGTTTGGTTGTATAACCACTCCGGAGAATATTACCACTATCATCATATTCTATATAATATGGCATTATTTACCCTTTGATTCATCCGCTGACATACTACGAAATTTTGCGTCTATAGCATCACTAGCAACAGTATCATATTCTGCCTTAAGATAGTATGTAACAGACCCAGCGGGTGGAAAATGTACTGCACTTATAGATGACCCCCATTCTGCATCAGGGGAATAATTGAAAGTTCCATCCCACTGAGCTATAAGAGTTGACCCATAATACAAATATAAATGTACTCCAGTACTGCTAGTGGTTGAACTAGTATAATGCCACATCATAGAACCAAATATTTGAGTCATGCCACCCAAACTTGTATATGTGAGTGTCTGAACAGTAACCTCAGTTTGAACTTGTAAATTTATACTACCAGCGGTATAAGCAGTTTCGTAAACTTTAGTAGCATCATCAGCTATTTTTTCAGTTTCCACCGCTAATCCATTTATTTTTTCTGTGGTAATACTCAGAGCGTTTAAATGAACTGTATCAATCGTATCGGCCTCTATAATCCCACCGTGCATAATTTTGTTGCCTGCTGCTGGATAAGGAGTCCCGCCGTCATTGTAACACATCGCCCATTTATCAGCACCCAAAATATCTGCTAGAGTATTGGTGGTTTTGAATGTGGTATTTGAGCTGTCCAAATCCCAGTAGATGTACTTGTTAGTATCGCCGGTTATCTCGGATGCTATTGTGTATTCTATTCCCTTGTACCGGAGAACCCCAGTCGTCCACAATACCTTAGCCGTACCAGCACCCGAAACATCTTCAGTTCCACTACCATAGCTCCATAGTTTTGTTATATTTGCTGCCGAAAGCTCTTCTCCCACTATCCCCACGTTATCAATTTTATTCGCAAAGTGCAGTGTCGGTACTGTTGTACCAGTTGTAGTATAAATCGCCCCAATTAAAAGACCTATGGCCGTATCCCTCATTTGTGTATATGTTCCAGTAGCCCCGACAGTGGAATTAACAGCCGACCCATCCACATAGAGAGTTATTCCAGTCGCCGCATTAGTTCCCCCTGTACTATCATATGTTGCAACCACAAGATGCCAACCCTCAGACAGGGCGGCATCTGTTGTTCTCCAGCGCCCTCCGCCATCTGTTTCATCAATAAGACTCATCCGCAACTTCCCGTCTACAGTAAGATAAAGTGCCCACTCTCTTATACTATTTTGATTTGATTTACTCAAGATGTACTGACGAGTTCCAGGAGTTGAAGTTACATAAATCCACGCCCATATACTAAACGGATTAGAGCCAGAGTCATCAAAACTCAAAGCGGCATCATCGTCAACCGCCACTGAATATTGTCCGTCCAAGTCAAAACAAGTATTAGTTTTTCCAGTCGCAGTTAAGTTTGAGGCATCAGTGGATGATGTTCCATCCAAACCAGCAGTCCCCTCAGCGTTATCTACTGTCGTACCAGTAGTCTCATTCAACAACCAGTGAGCTACAAGATTCGCCGATATGTCCAGTTGACCCCCCTGATGAAATATAATGCCGTCCGTGACTGGTATATCGGAAGTCAACACGGAGCTTGGCGTTGCAGCCCCGCCTACATAGTTTGTAATCCCGACCCCAGGTGGCCCAGGCGGCCCTGGAACCCCCTGTGGCCCAACTAATCCCTCGAAGTTATAATTATAATTGATATTCCCCGCTGGTAGTACAGAGTTGACAAGTGCTGCTATTTGTTGGGTCTCCGAGGGTTCAACCCCTGCAAATATGCTGGCCGTATTATTCAACATACTCTCCCGAATAGTTGCACCTCCGCCCCACGGAACTACATATCCAAGTCCCCCGTAAAAAGTTGGCTTATCTATGGCCGGTATAAATTCTCCGGTCAGCCTCGGCATAAGAGCAACATTCGCCGCCTCGCCAGATTGTGCTATTACTTCTGCCATTTATTTTCCTTCAACCAACGCCATAAAAATTTAGCAGCATCAATAGTTGCAGGGGTTCCATCCTTAAAGTGCATACACGAATCGCAAAAGCCAGAAGCCTCCAGTGATTCGTGGAACGCTGAGTGGAAAGCCCTAAAATCATTTCCTGTCAAAATTGCCATTTCCAGCAATCCTCCGGCTTTTTCAATAACATCGGTGGCTCCATCAATAGCATCCACAAAATCTATTTTGTACTTTGTCCCATTAAAAGAGTGAGTATGTATCATTCTTAATACCTCCGATTGTCGAAGTTGTCTCCATGCAGATGAGTTGCGTCCTGTACGTTGCTGTAATAGGCAGAGAGACGAACATGGCGAATTGCTTCCGCGTATGCTTTTTCGATATTAGCAGCACGACCAAGACCCTCAATCTGGGCGATAGTCTTTGCGGCGTGTAGAGCGACCACCATATCTAATCCCTTGTGGATTGCAGGGGCTATTTCGTAGATAATCTCGCCATCATCAGTAGTTGGAACTGTGGTGAGTGCCGGAGTTAATGTAGCTGCTCGTGTGGCATTGTTGTAGGCTGATATAGTTCTTTCCTGCTGGTAGTTTCCTGTTACCGTAGTCCCTATCACATTCACAATCCTGAATGTACATCCGACATAAGCATCGTGATGAGTATCCAAAGTACCAACAGTCGGGGTAGCCCCAAAAGTTGCGATAGTCCCACCAGCATTTAGAGTACATTCCCCGTGATGAAGTCTGGCGATGCCGGCTGGTGTGTATTCTACTGTTAATTCAGCGCCGAGACTTAAAAATCCGGTACTCTGGAATCTAATTACATTTCCTTCAACCCAGAGAAATCTACCAAGTGGGTTATACTGACCACGAGAGGAATAAAATATTCTCCCCCCGCCAGAAGTCCCTTCGTAGATGGCTTCTATCGACCCTACCGTATAAGGCAGGATATACTCGGTTGTTCCAGAGGCAAGAGTAATAGTAACACGGCCAACAGCAGGTGTTAAAGCATTGCGATTTTTTTCACCAAGCACCAAAATATACGAAAGTTCAATTTGCTTAATGAGGTCAGCATCGCTGTATTTTGCTTTAACTGTTGGCTCATCAATATGTTTTCTAATATCCGCCAATGCACGGGTTAAGAATGAATCAGCGTAATCTGTTGCCGTTATTGCCATTAGTTTTCTCCTTTATCCCCGATTTTGTTAAGAGTTTCTTTTATCGCGTATAGAATATTACTAACGGCTATCTCTTTCTCAAATGCCTCTGTGTCCATTTTCTTCTTTCTGATTAGAAGTTCGGCTTCAGTCTCTAGTAAAAATCTATATAGCGATTTATATTTTTTGCTCATGATAATTTCGTTAATGCAATTATTAAAGCTATAATTGCGGAACCGGCAACCGACCAGGCGAACAGAGTATACTTAAAATGATGGGTAAGATGGTTACTCAGTGATTTCTTTATCCAGCAAACATCGGTTTCTATTTTAATTATCTTCTCTATTATTTCACTCATTTTTTACACCTTTTTTACACTCTCTAAAGACTCAATAGATTTGAAAATTGGTAAACTAATTTCGTATGCGTAAATTATGGCGATTGGATAAGTTGTTGGCCTCCCGCTTAATTTCCAGTTACCATCAGCATCCATTGTAGTAGTAACAATTTTTCCCCTCTTGGTTACTGGACTTTCGCAGGTCGGCTTCCCATTCTCGGAAATTTTGCTAACCAACGCATCGATTTTTTCACCCCAGCTGTCGAGAACAATTTTTGCTCCCTTCGGTGGTTCAACTCTCCCTTTTGTTCCGCTATCAACTCTGGCAAAGAACGTGGCTCTGACATTTTTCTTCTCCTGATTTTCCTTGTTTTCAGTATAAGCGTATCTGCTCACAATCTACCTCTCACTTTCCGATGGGGGAATTTCCATCTACCCCTTGTTGCCAATCTGAACCAAGCATGGTCGAACAAGCTCATAGCTATTAAGTTCCCACAGTACACACTAGCTACCTGCATCCGTGCCTTTTGGTCTATATCACCGCCCACAAGCGGCATCTTTGGCATCCAGGGGAATATAGCCTGCACACTAAATCTATTTGTTTTACTCTCAAACGCCATTAGTCTGCCGCTCCGAATTTACCTTTCGTGAACAAATTACCATCATCTGATATATCCGCCTCACAGAGTTTTTCGCTCCCATCATCTCGATAGATTATCAACTCGCTGTTCGTTTTATCCGTGACAGTTTTATTTCTCAAGGCCTCGTACAGATAATTTATTGCTTTAAGAACACTGCAATCCTTACCCATATCACCAGCCGCCAAATCACTCATTGGTTCTGCCCACATCTCATCAACAGTTGCCGCTATTGACACCTCCGTGGACCCGTCCCATCGTAGTTCACCGTGAGCAATACAAGTATCATTATCAGCATGGGGGGAACCACCCGCCTGCTTAAAAATAGTTACTCTATAAATTCCTGCTGTAGTTATCGCCGCAGGAAAATCTACAGAGTAATAATTTCCATCGTGGTCTGTCATTGGAACATCATAATTATCCACATTGGAATCATTCCACACTTCCCAAGTATCGCCACCATCAACATTATCAAAGACCTTATCATCTGTTTTTCTGTGTATGATAGCATATAGCGTACTGCCTTCATCAAAATTATGATAAATTTCATTCGCCATCGATTGATTTTTTCTCCCCCACTTTTTCTTGTTTCTTCTGTTGCTTCTCCTGTTGCTTCTCCTGTTGCTCCTCTTGTTGTTTTATAATTTTACTTTTGACAATTTCCATCTGTTGATTAACACGCTGTAGGTTACCAACATGGATTTCCCTCTCCAGTTGTAACTTACCATATTGTTCCAAAAGTTTTTCCATTTTTCTATCCCTTAAAAGTATCTATCTGTGTTAAATAATCATCAATCTTTTCCAATCCCGCAACGATGGGGTCAATAAACATCGCCTGAGACCTTGCCAGGTCTTTCTCGTACTTCTTCTTTTTAGCTAATAGTTCTTCGCGAGTAAAATTATCAACCTTAGTGGTTGTAATTTCTATATGGTCTTTGTCAATTACTTTTATCATAATTTTATCCTTATGTTCCCCCTATTTGAATTACACTTATATTGGCACTGCCTATTGTCAAATCTACATCCCCGCCATTATCGTGTCTAACTCTAAAATCTATATCTTTGGTTGCCGCAACGTCAAGCAGCCCAACAATGCTCGAAGAACAATTTTTATCCGCCGCAACAAATTCAATTTTACATCTGCAATTATTCTGTATTGTCCCGTCAACAAATATTGCTCCTTCAAATTCAACATTAGCCGTGTCTGATTTTCCATCAAAATGAGCTGAAATTTTATAGATGCCTGCCTTTGTTATTGTGATTTTAGTATTTGCTCCATCAGCCGTGCAGTTATTAGCCGCTCCATTCGTAGCAGTTCCAGTAAGTTTAGTATAAGTTGCTCCTGTTCCTATTGTTTGAGCAACGTCATTGTCGGAAATATATATTTCAGCAAAAGCAAGTCCGGCAGTTCCTGCAAAAATAACATCGCCGGTAGAACTTACCTGTAATTCGTTAGTACCGTCCCCAATTTTAGCAGCACCTGTAACGTCAAGAGCAACAGTTGGAGCGACATTAGAACCTATCCTGAAATCGCCTGCGTGAGAACTATCGCCGCCTGCTGAGTATATCGCCCAGTTTGCAGTAGCCCCAGTAATAGCTGGTAATTTCAATCCATAAGCAGCAGTTACTGGCACGCCAGCAATTAAACTGAGAGCAACCCCTCTGAATAATGCTACATCTGAAAAAGTAGGCGGGGACGCAAAATGATTGGCTATAGAAATACTTGCTTTGAATCCACTTGCCTCAGCACACGTACCTGTATATCCGCTATTGAGAGCGACTGCTATATCACCACTAACACCAGAAAGCTCGCTCACATTATCAGAAGATGACGCAAGTCTCGCCGCAAAACCCATACTTCTGTACTGCTGATTTGCAACAGACGGTTCGCCGGTTATATCTATCGACATACCTTGATAAGTTGATGTCAAGCCTGTTTGGCTATTTATAATACCAGCACTTGAATCAGGCGTTGTGTTTATGCCGAGATAGGCAAATTTACCTGTACCGGTTGTTAATAGATTTTCATTGCCAAAACTAATCGCACCTCCACTATCGGTAATCGAGCCATTGGCTAAGGTGAGAGTGCCTATGGTAGCACCACTATCAATGCCGTTTAGAGTACCGCCATTTATGTCAAACGCCGAGCCTTCAATTTCATTCGCACCAGCCGTCAGTTTACCAGTAAGATTGAAAGCACCTATGTTGGTGGCTGTGAGGTTAGTTATGGCGGCGTTGGCCATAGCAGCAGTGTTTGTTGCACCTTCTAATTGCAAAGTGAGATTTGACACCTCACCAATTTGAGTAAAAAACTTTATGTCTTTGGCTGTATTTGTATTATAAAACGTAAGGTCATCAAAAACATCGAGGATACTATGGTTGTTTGTAGCAGCATCCACGCTGAAAGTAGAAGCAGTAACAGTGTCCGCCGTTACAGCATTATCTTTCAGCAACACCCCATCGATGGTTACGCCGTTGCCGGCTCCTTCCTCGCTAATAGTGTCAGTAATAAAAGAATTAGCAGTAATACTAAACGCACCGGCATCCCAATCGGCAGTTAGACCTTGACTACCGTCTCTTAATACAACTAAACCCCGTAATATTTCCTGCATATCCATTTAGTATATTCTAAAAATAGGTATAACCCCGAGATTACCACTATCACTATCTATATCCGTAAGTTCAATAAACATTTCGCAACAACCTTCCGCGTCAAACGCCAGTTTAGCCAGCCCATTATCACCGGCATTATCACCATACCCAATCTCTGTTGGCCAATACCTTGCAGTATTAGACAGCGTATCCGCGTATTTTCCGGTGTGTGCAGAACCTTTACTGCCGCCGTAGGGTGTACTTATAACCTGCTGTGCTCCAATTATAGCATCTCCGGTACAAACTATCTCCGCACCACCGTTTTCACCATAGACAAAAATCTTGTAACTAAATGTATCACCATCTGGATTCCCGCCATCTTGAGCATCCCCGATAAACGCAACCACGACACCATTTGTCCCAATCGGCAACTCAACAATTTTCGCAACCGGCCTAAGACTCCAACTCTTGGTTGTGTTTCCTAGGGGGGTATCACCAGTTGTAACTATTACATCTTTGCGACCTATCATCCAACCAGACTTAAAAGTATGAATCAGCATTTATCTTTTACCCCTGCAAAATCCTTTGTCTATTTTCTTGATTCTCCCCATCCTCGTTTATTCTGTTTGTGGTGTAGTCTCTGGCGTTCTGCTGGATTGCCCTGGCCATTTTAGTCGCCGAGATGGGGGCAAACAAACGCTGGCGGAATTCTTCTGCTTTCTTCCTGTCAAATTCCGCCAGTGAATGGCCGATATGCAGGAAGTCGGTGAAGATGCCAAACGCCCTATCTTTAGCCCACCGCCCAATTACAAAGGTGTCGGCTATCCTATGATGGTAGAGGAAAAAACTGTCGGCGTCTTTTGCAGGGGGGACTGTTTTAATCCACCTACTGAGTTCTCCACCCAGAATTTCGTGCTGAGCTCTATCATACATGCAAGGTATCATATAATTATCTCCTACGCAGCGTATCTATCTCTTAGGGCTAAACCACGTACCCGACTCTCCTCACCCTCTGCCGGAATCTCCGAGCCGTGTCCATCGTTGTACAGTCGCCGTATTTCAGCAGCAGTGAGGGTATCACTAAATAACATTACATTGTCTATCCCGCCATTAAAATAACCACTGCCTTCAAGTCTCCCAATATCCAAATCACTGGCAGTAAAGGCAGCGGTGGCAGTAATGACAACGTGATGCCAGGCACCAGCAGTTAAAGTCGAGGCCACTGCCCCATTAACATATATAATTTCTGTAGACGACCCAAAACCATTAACAGTGACTGTGCCGTTAACTACCGTAATATAATTAGTGCCGTCAAGGTCGATAAGGTAGTCAGTAACATTTACAGCGTCTGGATTGCACCAAAGAGAAATGGTCTTTACACTACCAGCTTGGTTACCAACATTTATCCACCGGATAGTGTTGAGGTCTAATGCATTGTTTATTTTTCCAGCTATATCGGCAGTATCAGTGTTATATGGTGTTGATATTTGTGTGAACACCCCATTAGCAGTGCCCACAACATCTTCAACAACAGAAGACGCTGTGTTATCATTCATCGGCCAGTGGGCTATTGGAGTTAATCTTGCCATCTTGAACCCCCATTTTAATAGCCCGAAATTAGAACAGTGCAGTCACGGTCGAAAGTTCCATAGCCATGAAATGCCACTAAATCATATCCACATAGGTCAAACACGAGTCTCGCCCAAGCATCTGTACCAGGCTCCACAGCCGCCACAGTTTTGAGCCACTTATTGTTAGTGATGGTTATAGTATCCGCATATTCAAGTCCAGAAAGAGATGAGATACTTGAAGCCTGTTGTCCGGTTGTTACATCGAGAGTACATGCTCTGGACAAATCAGCTTTGCCATCAGAATCTAATCGACCTAACCATACATCTATATAGGTAAGGTCATCATTATTGGTTGATGTAAGAAACGAGACTTCAATAGTGTTGATACCGGTTGGGATTTCCTTATAAACAAAATTATCCAGACCGGCATTGGTTGTAAGGTTTCTTTCTCCTACTGCCAGTGTATCATCAGCGGCGGCGGCAGTGGCATCTATTACCCCAATGTTAATCCAGGGCATCCGAATTGTTTTTAGTGCCAACATTCTTAACTCCTTAAAAGTTAAAGGGGGACTGACGGGTGGGGGTGACCCGCCAATCAATCCCCCTTATTTTTGGTGCTATTAACTGTCAGTTGCGGGATTTAGAATCGCAGCACTTGCGGCCTCAACGTTGGTATAATAGTTTTGTGCTGTCAACATTCCAGCAGTAGCGTTGGGGGCTGTACCGTCCTTGCCTCCGTGATGAAGATTATTGATGCAGACACCGGTTGTACTTGCGTGTACTGTCAAAGTTAATCCGGCACTGGCATCCAAATTATTCATCGCATTGTTGATAACTTCCCAATCATAACCGGCAGCAGTATCAGCATCAACTACGTGTTCATTCCAATCACCACGCCAGATATTATCGTATAGTTTCAGGCGAGTTACAGCACCCTCACAGTCGATGCTACAAAGAGATAAGTCCCCACCAGCAACATTGTAGAAGCGACAACCACGAATAGTTACATCAGTAAGTCCGGTTGTAAGGATTATCTGGACAGCGGCTTCGGCATCATTAGCTGACGCATAGAACATACAGTTATCCAAAGTAAATCCGTGAGCACCAGCTTGAACATCCATCATCGCCACGTTTGCGTCTATGGTATTGTAGAAGACCAAGTTGTACATCGAACAGTTGCTATTCCGGATGTCGATACAAGCGTCAGTAGCCCCAGCGAGAGTAAATTTGGGCCGTCTTGTTCCAACCCCTAAACCGATAATAGTAATACCTGCCTTATCTACACAGAATTCATCAGTTGTAGTACCACTAACGTTATTATCATTGGTATCTGCGATTGTCTCAGCGTGATTAGCAGCAATCAGAATAATATCTCCGGCATCATTGGAACAACGGCTTATTGCATAATTCACAGTTGAGAAGGGCTTGTCCCAACTCGCCCCCTGGCCTTCAACAGCAGAGTTCGCAGCATTTCCAGAATTGATGTCAACATAAAAAACACTCCCACCGGCAGCGGCGGCATCAGCGGCATAGCCGCTCCAGCCAAATCTGGTTATTGAATCATAAATATTCATCCTTCATTTCCCCTAAAAACTAAATTAATCTACACTTTTAATTATGCAGCGAAATCGGTTGAGGTTTTACTCCCCAGACCAAGATACCCAACAGCTCCAGCTTCACAACCATAGCAACCCATCTCAAACGATGCTGAGACATCGCCGACCGGATAAGCGTCACCCTTACCAGAAGCAACCCGCAGATTGACCATTATTGCTTTAGTGGAGCTGTCAAGGTCAATGGCATCACCAGCAGAAGTATCGTAGTTGACAATCAAACAGTCCTTAATAATTGGGTAGTTAATTGCTGCTGCATCAAGGTCAAGAGCCGCATTTGTCCAATCACCAATAAAAGTACAGTTCTCGATTGTCAGGAAATCGTGCTCATCAGCTTCTGTAATGATAGCATCAGTGTTGTCTCCGCTACAGAGATTTCTGAATACACAATTCTTGATAGTACATTGGTCAGTCTTATCCTCAAGTGTTATACACCCAAGAATTTCCTTGGTGCTCACTGTCTCGAAGAATTCAAGTCCGTCCAGCGTCACATAATCAGACCCACTCTTGATGTCAATAGCTCTGGTTGTGCCATCAGTGTCCCCACCAACAATTCGTAAGTTCATCACGGTAATATTATCGCCGTTGATTTCGATAGTTGTTGAGGCATCAGTTCCACCAAGTGTCAGAGTCGGTCTTGCTGAGCCGGAACCAAGACCAATAATGGTAACCTGGTTGACATCAATATCAAGGTCGGCAGCACCACTCAGCGTTTCAGCGTGATTGGGAGCGACCAGAATAACATCACCTTGGTCAGCAGTACATAAGCCAATCGCATAGTCGATAGTGGCCAGTGGTTGTTCAAAGGAATGTCCGTGAGTAGCATCATCGGCATCCAAGGCATTAGTGTGCTGGCTATCAACAAACAGGATTTGAGCTTCACTTAATAGAGTAACACCAAGGTTAGACAGGTAGGGCATAACCGCCCATCCATACTTCTTAATTAAATCACTTACCAAAAACGGATTTGTAGCAGCCATTTTTTCATCTCCTAAACTATTACGCTGGTTGAACTGCTCTCAGTTGCCATCTTCGCAAGTACGCCCTTGCCTCATTGATTATTTGTGGTTTATTCTCTAACGCACCAATGAGTAGATTGCATCGGACACAGAGCAACCCTCGTATTTGACCTGTATGACGATTATGGTCGAGACTTAATTTAGTCTTTACACTATTCATCACAGACCAAAAACTAATCTATTTTACTTTGAGGGCGAAGGGGCAGCATTTTCCAGCTACCCCTGCACCTTACTTTTTATGAGCGTCCTAATGCTCTAATTTTGATATTCGTTGTAACTCCTTGCTGTTATTAAGCCTCTGTCAACCCAGTAAGTTTGACCCCTCTCGGGTCTATAGGGGCTATCAACTGGTACTGCCAGAAGGGGGCCTCAAGAACATCCAACGCCTGCCCACTTGTTCCTCTAGCTACCATAAAGATGCCAGTATGCCCACCAACGGGGGCTAAGAACTGGATCTCACCATCCATGCCGGCACCTACATTCAACCGGTTATCACCGCTACTAATTGTTGGGGGAACATATCGTTTGATATTCCCACCCTGTAGTTTAATAGCATACAGACGATTCTTCAAGCACAGGGGGTCAACAACCCATCTGAGAACTCGACCGTTAAACTCATAATTCACCTCAGACCAACCACCCCTAGCGTTCAAAGATTTACCCTGTCGGTCATAGAATTGGCGGTTGTTGTACAGGCCGTATTGCTGAAGGTGTTTCTGGGTAACGCCATTCGTAGTCAAAATAGTATCGACAGTCAGACCAGGATACGCATCCAGGTACTGGCCGACATACTTATTCAGCACATCCTCAGTCAACGGGCCATTAACTGCCGCCACCGAAGACTTGAACTGTGGGTAAAGAGCGAGACCAAGTGCCTCGGAACTTGCACTTCCGCCCATCAGATTCCCTGAACTTTTCATCCAGTCCTCAAGTCCCCAAGTAGACATCGGGCGAGTTCCACCTGTATACTGACTACAACCAGCATTTACTATGTAGTCATACTGAACGATAGCTTTACTGGCCGCAGCGGTCCAACCATGTGTGGTATCGTAATCCTGGATTGAACCATCATCATCACCAATACCAACACAGTCAAATGTTCGACTGATATAATCCACCCTTTGAATCATCACATGAATCTTGTTAGTCCCATCGGTATTGAGAATGTCTGTCCCATCCAGAGCTGTACCATCACAAAGTGTTCCGCCGGCTGTTCCATCACTATTATCCACAAAATCAATCATCATACCAGGACGGAAATTATGGATAGTTCCATACCTTTCATCAATGGTAACCGTTACCACATTACTGGAATCACTAACACTTGTAACAGAGCCAAGAATTTTTGTCTCATAAGTTGAAGTGCCAGTAACAGACATTGAGTGGAAACTTGTTGCTTCTATCATCGCCCTTAGCTTACCAACTGCCTTGATGTCTCTCGCCACTGACTTAATTTGTGTGGCAGAGAGAGCGTCAGCCTGCATCCACGCGACTGGAACACTAAAGTTACCAGTATTGTAGTGGAGAGACAACTGACGTTTCAAACTACCGGCGTGTGCAGCTTCCAACGCATTTGGGAACGGTGTTGACGTTTCAGCCGTATAAAACTGCAACATCTGTGCTTGTTTACCAGTTGTAGTACCAGCTACCATTGCTGGGCCGAGAGGATCTCCATACTTCATAACACCGGAAATGCCAGCATCATAAATATGGATTACTTTCCAGTCTCTGCCGAGCATGCTAGTCTCATCTCTCTTAACACCAACGGATGTGGCAATTATATCTTTGAAAAACGGAGCTACCAGTGGCAGGCTCTCGTGCATGACTTTGGGCAACTCTTCTCTCATAAAGTTAGAGAGATTTTCTATGGCCGTATCTCCCATTACTCATCTCCTTAATTAAACACATTTACTTTCTACAAAACGTCTAGCGAGACTAACTATTTTACTTTGTTGGCAAGACTCTGAACCATCTTTTGTCCGAGTCTTTTCACCACGTTGTCCTCATAGTCTGCCTCAGTTGATGGTATCCTCTCAATTTTGTCATTGGATTGGACTTCAGCTGGGAGACCTCCAGTCGGCCCAAGGGCTGCCAACACATTCGATATGGCAGATTGCTTGGACGACTTTGATGGGATACCGTATTTTTTCAGCTCCGACCTCACAGTCTGTATAGAGTTCTGAATCATTCCGGCCCCAAATTTCTCCTGCGTATATGGAGAAGCCAAAATCTTTCCACGAACATCTCGATGTACCATCGCTAGAATAACTTCACGCTTATCCCCCCGATTCTCTTCGGGGGTTTCACTTATTATTTTACCAAAGAATTCATCTTTGTCAACACTTTCTTTGCACATTCTCAAAATTTCTTTTTCAGCCTCAGCAATCTGTGCCTGCTTGGCCTGCTCAAGAATATCCTTAGTTTCATCGTCAAGTTGGTCTTTCCCGATTTTCTTGTCAGAATCCACAGTTTTGTCCTTTTTGCTGCCCTGTTTATCCAGCTCATCGTTGAACATTTTAACCATCTCCTCCTGGTCGACTCCAAGAACCCCTGCAAGTTTCCTAATATCCGAAGTATCCACGTTATCCGACTTCATAACCTTCTCAAAAGCCTCTTTAATTTCTATTCCCGAAGCTGCCCCCTTCCGCATCTCGGCAGCTTCCCTCATCAATTTATCAGCACCAGCAGATTTACTGGCATATTCCTTCAATTCATCCAATGTCAGCAACTTTGTTTCACCACCAATCTTGACCTCATAATTCTCAGGCTCCTTCTTGCCGCCCTCATTATCACCTTTGTCACCTTTGTTACCTTTGTCGCCGGCATCACCTCCATCGCCGGCATTGCCGTCTTCACCACCGCCACCTGTACCTTCGCCATCGTTGTCGAAACATCTTTGGATACCACCAAGCATCATCCATTTTTTCCATAAATCAAACATTTTGTGCTCCTTTCCTCCCATACAGTATTTGCAGGGGGTAGAACTTAGAGTTACATTACCGGCATTTCTTCTCCACCAACGGCACCGGCTCCAGCCATTGGTTCACGTTCTAGCAGTCGTTTAACCTCGTCAATTTGAGCCACAGATTCTTCAGCCGCCTCCTCGCCGTACGGCATCATGTCTGGATATTGACCCATCCCGTTAAGATGCTCCTCCCTATGCTCAACGAATTTCTTTCTCACCTCTGACGATGTAAGATAAAATTCCGGCCTCGCCATAAAAGCATCCAGCACCATCAGGTGAACCTGGTGCATATCTCGCTCAGAAAAAGTGATATTCCCTGGGATACGACCATCATTAAACAGGATAAGATTTTCAAGGGTCGCTCTCCTATAGTTCTGCCACTCTATCTCATTTCCAACGGGGAGGTCGAGGGACATCTTACGGACTTTAATATTGTATTCTGTTGGGGTTATAACACCCCCCTTCAGGGCATCTTTCAATTCGATTTTCTGCTGTTCTTTGGAACGTGGCACAGCAGAGGCAACACTGATAACTATTTCATCTGGGTGTGGGATGGCATTTTCTGTGAGTCTAAGTTTACCTGTACTTGGGTCTATTTGTATTCCAGCTACCGTGTCATCCAAATGAGTTATATCCAAGACTTTCTTGTCGTCCCACATCAATCTGGCAATATCAAGAATGACTCGGTAGCAGTTACTGAATCCCTCGGCGAGAACTTTGGCAGTGGGTGTGATGGGAACGTTGCTGGTTTCATACAGGAAGCCAAGCCCTGAGGATGAGTCCACCCTCCCAGGTGCTCCGCCCCCCATAAGCTCTGTTGGTTGATTAGCTATATTATTTTGGAGAGCAACTCCCAGTTTCACAATTTCTGACGGCAGCGTGCCGGTGTTGGAGGGGGATATGTTGTAGGGCTTGTGGTCAGGTGCGACTGGGTCAGGTTCATACCTAGCTCGTTTCACTCCGTCCTTCCCTCTTGTGATTCTGGCGACTACACCTGTAGTGGTCGGCTCCATAAGAATACCATACAAATCCCAGTCTTTAAGATTCTGGAACTGTCTGGCAATAGCTTCTTCCATCTCACAATTTATTGGAATAAGAGTATCAACAAAACTGCGGCCCCAGAAATTACCAATCTCAACATCAGATATAACCTGTGCTGGGAATTGTCTTCTTTCCTGCTTATAATTCCGCCGGTCTAGCAACTTCCCACCAGCATAGAGCATATATTCATCCCAGTAACCATCTGGTGTTTTAGTCCAAATCTCGGCTACCTCTACAACCTTAACTTTGGTTTTATCGGCAGATTGACGACCAGCTCGACCGCTGCCCCCCGCCTTTGTTTCCATTGTGGTATAAGCTGTAGAACCTGATATTCCAATCGCAACAGAACCCTGGAATCTCTCCTTTTCATCTTGTGGGATTAAACCAACTGGTACTTCTATGGTGTCCATATCCTTATAGATTTTAGCTTTTTTTTCTCTCGTATTTGGTAGTTCTTTTACCCATTCAAGCGGAACCATCTTGACACGGGCTAGACCCTTTATTACTGCCGGACTATCGACCTCAATCGGGATAGGTATAATTTCCCAGGGGGGCACAACCTCAATCCCGATAGAATCTGCATCAATTACCCAGGGAATCAAGGCAGTAGTTCCATACAACAATAATGTATTTATGGCCTCTCTCTGAACTGATGACACTTTCGGGGCTGGAAAAATCGAATCAAGAACTACCTGCCCAACACTCGCCTTCCGCATACCATCAAGGCTTATTCCCTCTTTAGTAACGACTGGTGTGAGATTCAAGCCCATCAGTCTCCCCCGTTGTGCCTGATACTTGGAAACTATGTCCTCATACAGAAAATTAAGAACACCCTTCTCGTCATAATAACTAACCTGAATTTCTCCAGTTGTATAATTAAGATTAGAAAAATTTCGGCAGCCTCTCATATAATAACGGCAAATCCACCACCTAATCGCCTGGGCGGCTCTCTTGGCTTTCCCCTCTTTTAATATAAACTTGACAGTTTGTTCCGCCTGGTCATTACTCTTGGGGAATGTAACGTTATAGGGCATCTTTTATCTCCTTTTATCCAAACTGTGTGATAGTCGCGGCAGGCTCGATTTCCCTTTTCTCTTCGGGTTGTGGACTGACGGATTTATCCTTAACCCCTGCACATAAATTCCTCAACACCCCCGCCGTCTTGAAATCTTTATCCACCATCGCCTGATAGAGCTTATACTCTCTGGTGGTCTCCTGTAAAAGTCGATGGAGTGTGGCGACCTGGCACTGTAGAGCTATAATACAACTTACCAGTAATATAAACATTGCTATAATGATGGATGCAATAACAGCTACGTTAATATTCATTTGAGACTCCTTATCCAGTTTTTGTCCCAGCTTTATTGTTCCAAAAACTCAAATATTCTTCGGCTTTCTTTACCTTTATAGATGCCTTTTCAAGATGACCAACGAGGAAATTACAATGCTGGCAAAGTAATCCTCTTATTTGCTTTGTTTTATGGTTATGGTCTAGGTGGAAACTCCTTTTGAATTCTGACTGATGGCGGCCACAAATAGCACATCGATTATTTTGCTCCTTGGCTTTGTCATCAAATATAGTTGCTTTAAGGTTTATCTTATATTTATTTTTCCATTGGGACAATCTATTTCCCAACTTTATCTTCTCTAAATTTTGTTGGCGGCGTTCCTTTGCTTGTTTTAGCCGCTTATCTCGATGCTCCCAATAGTATCTTTTCCACCACCCAGGATTTTTAAGAGCAAGTTCTTTCCGCATCTCCCCTAGACAAATTTTGCAGTAACAGCCATATCCATTTTTAGCAGAACGATTCTTAGAGAACTCACCAACTGATTTAATTATACCACATCTGGGACATTTTTGCAACCCCTTTTTTATATTCATTTCATTTACCTCGTTATAATATTAGGCTTATTTCTTGTTTTATATTTACCCTCATTTTGGGGGGAATAGAAATTAGCAAGAAGATTCCGCATTTCTTCAGCAGTTAAATCTGACGGATTGACTCCACTCAACAATGGCAGACCAGGGGCTATTGGTTCACCAGATTTTATTTGTTGGGAGAGGGTTTTTTTTGCAGGGGCTTTGGCCGACTCACGCCCACGAGTATGAACAAGGAAGATGCTCATAGCAACAGTATCAATAGCATCATCATATCGAAGAAGGGCTAGGTCTCTTGTAAAATTTTCAGTTTGTTCATAGAGGGCGGAGAAAGGCCACTCATTAACACGATGGTGTGGATACTTGATTTTACCGGCGTTGAATCTCCATTCCAAACCAGCAATGCGGTCACCCTTTGACATTCTGGCCGGATAGCGAATGGGGATAACGCGGGGAACCCAAATGCTAGATTCCCCCCCGCTAGCTCCTAGTTTTCTGGTAAACTCATTTACATACTCTCCCATTGAATCAACGAGATTCCCCTGTGTCCCACAGGCCTCAATACCGATAGCCCTCACCAGCCACTTTTGTCCCATCTCATATATTTTACGGTAGAAGACCGAATCTTTTACCTTGCCCAACCATAAGTCTAGTACCCACAAACAGTTGTTGTGGTCAAAGCCGAGGATGGCTATGGAGCGATAATCGTTCTTTGCCTCAAGCCCACTGGCTGTATCCACTAGAGCCACCCTATACATAGACCCGAAAACTTTGTGGATTTGTCCCTGCTTTTTTTCTGTCTCGAAATCGGGAGCTTCTCCTGGATTACCCACACGTTTTCGTTCATTCCAGAATACCTCTTTGGTGGAGGAAAGAAGATGAGCTTGCTCCTGTGGTTCCATCGTCCGATAGTCGGGGATGATGTATTCGTTGAAGTCTGGGTCAATTTGGAGAAGTTTGGTTTCGTCCGTGAGTGGGCGATTCAAATACTCACTGGAATACGCTGAAGTTCCAATCTCCATCTCCCGTGCACGCAAGAACTCAAGCGGCCAAGCTGCGTCCCAGAGAGCTTTGGTGCGGGTGGTGTCCTCAGCAACATAAACACGCCGCATCCATACCCCAAATCGAGGGTCATCACCCTCGCAGGCCCGATACAGGAGACACCGGCGGTTTATCATAGTCCCAATCCAAAAAATTGCCGAGCCTTTGGCAAGCATTGGGATAATCTGTCGAAATAGAATCTGCTCATACTTCTCAGTGATAAGATATTGGGAATTAGAGGAACCACCAGTTGCCTCGGAGTCAAATTCAGGGTCGTCAAGTATAAAAAGTCGTGGCCGAGCACCACGTTTGCGGCCCATTACACTGAATCCCTCTATAACTGAACCATTCGCCAGATGGAGATGGTGGTGATTCCAGATGGCAGTTCCCCTTAGCGGTTTTATTACCCCGAAATCAGCGGTTATTTGGGGATTCTCGGTAAGTTCTATCATCAATCTGTCAAACCGCCCCTCTATAAGGCGGTCTGTGGACATACCCATCGCAATACTGAAGTATGGGCGGGTGAGGGCCAACAGCAATGGGGCTTCCACACCTATCACAGTAGAGTTATGAACAAATATTCCCTCACAAAGAAAATTGGCGTTATCTTCCACTTGAATATCATAAGCATCATCAGCTCCCCCATCTTCTATTGAGATAACTGGGTCCCAGTAAATATCCGATGTGGCGAGATTCATCAAGTCTTGACGGCCAGTTATTTCTGCAACTTTTTTTAGTTTTAGTCGGGTTATTCGATAATGATTATCAATTCGTATACCATATTTCTGCCGGAATTTCCACATCGAGAGAGGAAGTCTTTGTTTTTCTTCAAATGGAAAATAGATATTGTCAGTCGCATCGTGTCCAATTTCAATATTGTCAAGCAAAATCATTTTTCGCTTGATGCGAAAACCTACCAAATCTCGAAACTTCAATCGTGCCTCTGCTGAAGAAATATGAAGTCCCCATGAATCAAACTCTTTATCATATTTAGAGTATTTCGCTTTCCTATATGTATATCGGGAACGTATCCCCAACCTGAGAAGAGCCAGTTGTACATCTCGAATTAAATCTTTATTGGCCAGGGTAAGTGAGATTGACCCATTTTGTTTGCTGACTGTACCATCTGTATCAAAAAGGCCGCGAAGAAAAGCTGCAAGACATTCATCAGATGCTTCCCAAACAGCCTGTGGGATACGTTTTTCTGTTGATTTATGGCCAAATAATCCATGTTTTTTGATAAAATCTATTCCCCCATTGGTTATACTCCATCTTCCTTTTGCCTTGGTTTTACGTAACTGCCAATCTGGATGATGCTTTACAGCCTTCAAGACAGTTTGAATAATCTCTTTATCGAATGTCGTAATCTGGCAACAACTGGTGGTGCTGCCGTCACCTGTTAATATCCCTAACAACTCCGAGTCTAATATAGTCAATTTTCCTCTAGCCTGTGTGGGTAATGATGTTCGAGGAGTTGCGATTAAATCACCAATTTTTAAATCCCCCCCTGCTATCCAAGTGTTATTAGTTAAGATACGGTGTTCTTTTGAGCAGAATACTCTATGGCCTTGTTTGGTTGTAATTTTGAGAAAAGATTTTTTACCAGAATACTCTACAGCTATTACTTTCTTCCAGGAAAGTTTAAGAGAAGAATCAAGGCTTAAAATCTTTTCTCCTTTTTTGATATTTTTTAATTTTTTGTATCCCGATAAAGTGGAGATTAAAGAGTCCCATCGCCCACATTTGGCGAAACCTCGTGGGGCAGCTTGTGCATTACGGCTCCACTGCCCCAAATCCCGTATGAGCTGGTAATGAAAGTCAGGACTTTTCTTAAACCCGCTCTGATAGAAGGCTTCTCCTCTTGGGCGGAGATAGAGATTACGGAATAACACCCACGCATTTACCAAGTCTTCCGGAGTGTCCTGCTTGCGAAGTGTGGATAGACGGGCCTCCTTCTGCCCCTCTACAGTAAGAGTCGGATAATCCTCTGGAAGAGGATAATATGGATTGGTTTCGTTCATTTCTTAATCCTGGGAGCTTTAGCTTTTCTAATCGCAGGACCCATCTCTTTTTGTTATATTTTTTTGTGTGCCCCCGATATTGTTTGGGATTTTGTCTCTTATATTTACTTGTATATGCAAGATGACATTTCTTACATCTATAGAGGTAACGCCCCCGACGCAGATAAAAATCATCTGGGGGTAATAACTTTCCACAAGTTTTACATAGTTTATTTTTTTAACTCATCTTCTTTTTTTACATAGTGTCGGCTAGTTCTGCAAGAATATCCCCATGACAATCCAAAGGAGCACAATAGCAGCCAAGAATTTTACCCCTTAGTTCACTTATATGTTCAATCACCCACCTGTTGTTTACCCCATTTATACGAATCTCATTACCTTTTTTTAACCAAGCCCATAACCACTGTTGATGCTTGTCGATTGCCTGGGGTCTGGTGGTGTGTGAGTTAATTCTAAAGGGGTTTCCCCAGGGGCTACCACGACCGATATACACATCGTATGGGTCTACTTTACAATTAACTACAGTTGTTGTTTTCATTTGGAATCCTCTAGAACTATGGGGAGTATTTTAATTATATTGAAGAGGGAAAGGACAGAGGCTATACGGGCAGCCCACTCGAAGTTAGTAATGTCGTCTCCCATCATTATCACAATAGACGGCCATATCTCATCGATGAAGTTCTCGGTTTGTACCTGCTCCCATACCAGACTAGCAACGTCAAGACTGGAGGGAATCTTCCAGCGAGTGGGGACTGGGATAGGAGGATAACCACCTGCGAAGAGGGCACGAAACTGAACAACAACAGCAGGGAGACCCCATCTAGTGTTGAGAAATTCCTTAAAGCGAATCAACCGTTTTTCATCCTCAGATTTCTCTTGTAGGGGAATACCAAGAAAATTAGGTTTATCAGTAACCAGAGGTGTGGGTTCTGGTCTACCATCCTGGACTTCTGGTTCAGGCTCGGGGTATTGTTTAGATATAACTTCAGCTTCGGGGATAAGTTCAATATTAGGTTTAGATGAAGTCTCCGACTCCTGTATCATTTTCTCCTGACGTTGAAATTCCGTTAAAGTGTCCATTGTCTGCTTCTGCTCCTGTTGGTGGTTTGGAGATGTGGAGGCTACTTTTTCGTTCCCCCTCCCCGTTTTTGGTTGATTCACTCTTTGAGTTTTCATCTTCATTTTCCTTTTTTATTATGTCTGTTGATAATTCAGCCGGAGTTGTTTGCTCCTTCTGTCCTCTTAACACCGATTCAACAATATGCCCTGAAAATTTGTATTCCCCCCCGTCTTCTCCTACGAATTTTTTGGTGGCTATCATCATCATACCTGACCTCTCCATAGCGTCCACTACCAGCTGGTTGAGGTATTTGATGGTGGCAAGACGGGTGGAATCTTTGACCTTCTTCCCCTCGTCTTTAGCTATGGCCACGAGATGCTGGATAGATTCCTCAATAGTCCACCCCTCGTTGGCAAGAGAGGCCAGAATAGTGCCTGGGTCAGTAAAGCTGGCCAGCTGCTTGAGTTGTTTCTTGGTTAGTTTCTTGCGGGGAGTTTTAATTGCAATCTCGTTTTTCGCCATTAGTATATACCTCCAACTTCGGGGGGGCTAGGGACGGGAAATGATTTCTCCTGTGCTTTACGGAAGCGGTCTATTTCATCCAGGTCAGGTTGTGAACAAATTTGACGATGGGTCTTTTTGTGTTCTCTCTTGAATTTCTTGTTATAAGCATTGCGGCAGTATTTACACTCATTCTGTAGCCCATCTTTCGTTTTTGGATGGTCAGTGAAGTAGGGGGGTGTTCCTGGATATATCTTGCCACATTTTCTACACCGCTTAAAACATTCAGGAAACTCAGAGTTTACACGGGCTATAATCCCCTGGGCGAGAGTGAGGGTTGAGATGTCGTCCTCACTAAAACTCAGGTCACAGAAGTTATCCCCGCCCAGTTCTTTGAGTGTCTCAATCCAGGCAATCAGATTATCGATTCTGTTTATGGTATTCGACATTTTTTTCGCCACCTTTCTACTTTATATACGTCCCCCCTGCAAATTTGTTCGGAAAAAACCGGAGAAATTCAAAAATATGTTAAAAATTTTTAACATCCAGTTCTCTGGACTTTTTAACCTAGGGTAGTATAACTTTTTTAACATAATATAGGTATAATTCTAAATAAAAAAAACGGGAAGTAACTATTTTTAACATCGGCGTTTTTAGTGTGAAAAATGAGGATTTTAAGAGGATGTTAAGCTGGGGTATTTGTGTCATCTGGAGATTATGGGAAATCTGGGGACTCTGGGGACTCTGGGGACTCTGGGAGTTTGTGGTCTCGGTACCCCATTGCCCGCTCGGTGATGAACTCGAGGCCCCTTTCGTAACCGAGGTCACTGTGTCGAGCGAAGTAACTAGTGAGGCAGGCGGCGGGTTCTGTCCACATCTCTGGGATGTTCTTGAGTTCGGTGGGGATTACTACCTGAACGGCATAGTCATCAGTGCCGCCCATTTTGAAAATGAACAACTCCATTACTCCGACTGGGGTTAGTTCTGACATTTTTAGTTCCTCAAGGTGACTGGTGTAACTCGAATCCACACTCTCAGCATCACAGGCTGATGTGCTGCCATTACACTACAGCCATAATGGAGATAGTAGGAGTCGAACCTACGACAAACTGCTTGCAAAACAGTTGCTCTCCCGACTGAGCTATATCCCCAAATAGCGGGAGTGAGATTTGAACTCACGATTTCTGGCGTATGAGACCAGCGTCTTAACCACTCGACCATCCCGCAGCTATTTATTATACGCTGGGAGCGGCGGTTTGTTCAGTAAAAACCCCTGCAAAACGGAATTTTTTTGAAAAATTTTTGTATCCTTATATATAGCGTTTTTAGCGATTTCGGGTTTTTTGGCGATTTTGTTAACTGGGTGGAGGTTGGTTTACGAGTCGGTAGGTCGGAAATCGGGAATTTTCACTTGGAAATTAAAACGAGTGTGGTCTTTGGCCTATATTTTTCGCTCCTCATGGGGGGCCGATGGGCAGTCAAGGGGGGAATTTTATTGTTGACGTTGTGGATTGTGGACGTTTTGTATAGGATAGAATTGTTCAGGCAGTCTCGATTTTCGCGGAACGCATATACCGGAAAGCCCCCAGGCCGGCTGAAAAAAGATTAAAGTATTGTTCGCTGCCAAGACGACACATTTGTTATGGTTTGAGTAACGAAACGAATCGGGTTTTATTAGGGATTAGAATTATGGAAACACCAAAAAACTATCAAAATGAAGTGAGATCCTCTAGCACATTCGATTATCTCTGGATTTTAACCATCCTAACAGAGCTTTGCATTGAGCATAAAATCACCATCGCCGAATATGACGCCCTGTACAATAACCTGCTCGATAATACTACGCCCTGCTAATATCTAACTGCCACGCCCGCAATCCCTTAGACACTATTTGCAGGGGCCAAAAAAAAAGACCGAACCTTTTACAGTCCGGTCTAATGATATTTGGTATGCTTTTGAAATGTTTTACCTTGCACTAAAAACAAGGCTCGTATATGCTGCATTTGCTGTACTTTGCGGTCGGTCTTTTGAGCCTTGTAGTCAATCCTATAGCCCTGTTCACTTTCCGTTTGACTGGTACAGCCAACCTTATTCGTTTTTTGCTGCTTTAATTTGCTGCTGATGTTCAAGGGCGTTTTTGTCAGTCGCCCTAACATAGGCATTGACCGAAAAAATCACGTTGTTATCCGTCTTTTTGTGTGGGTTCTCGATTGTGATTTCCGCCGGTATATTACCGTGAGTCGAACATACCATCCTACTTTTGCCACTCGCACTCAATGGCAGTAATTTGTTAATGGGGGCGGTTATCACGAGATTATCATTCTTTTTTTCTACTGTAATCATTTTTTTGCTCCTTATCTAATTTACTCTTAATGTTTATTGGTTTAACTATCAACGTCAAATCCGTTTGCCTCTTCACCGTCAAGTTTAGCGTCACACAGTTTTTTTTGGATTTGCCCTAAAGTCATTGAAGCTACTAATTGACTATCAATAAACCCAAACGTCTCAATCAATGCATCGGCTAACTTGTCGGCACGTTCAAACATACTCGTCCCGTCTTCAGTTTTTGGTTTTTCCTTTGCCATAATCAATCGTCCTTACTACTGACGTCTAACATAAAAACGTCCCTACAGCTGGTATCCTTTGCACTACCAAAACCGGAATATCCCCTTTGCTGGTTTTTCAAGATACTAGAGGATACTCTATATCCTTGTTGCCGCAATTCTTTTGCCCGTTTGTTTTTTGCTGCGATACATTCGGACCGTAGGTTATAATCGTCAGTATCGAAAAACTCTTGTTTCATGATTGTATCCTTTTTGTTGTTTTTCTCTCGGGTTTTTGGCTTTCGACCTCAGCCAAAACCGCCAGGTAGAAGCATTTTTCAATCGGCAAATTATACTCTATTGATTGTCCGTTTAACCGTAAACCAATCAGTTTAGGTTTTATGATTACTACAATCGGCCTATATTTGCCAACTTCAAACATTTCTGCTTCTGTTTCCCGTGTTACGTTTTCTTTGGTTCTTGTC